AAAAAATAAGTGTTTTTATTAACAGAATATTAATAATTAAGGTTATTTTTTACAATACAACTTGATCTTTGTAATAAATGCAGGCCTTACACTTATCTTTGCACGGAACATCAAGTAGCAATGAAGGACAGACTTCTAAATAGTCCGCTATATCCCAAAGTACTCGAACTGTTGGACTTTCTTTCCCGTTTTCTATATAAGAAACATGAGCTTGAGTGATTCCAATAGACATAGCAACCTGTCTTTGGGATTTTCCCCTTAATTTTCTATATTCTTTTATTTTTAATTTATGTTCATTTTTATCTGACATTTTTACCACCTTTATTAAAAAAATAGCGCGCACTTTAATTTTAATATCTAATTGTAATTAATAATACAAGAAAGTTGTGGAAATATAACTGTCAGTTATGCTTTTTTTTATTGCTTAATAATTTATATATAAAAAGTATTTAAAAAAGAAACAATTTATTGATAGAATAAATTTAACATTTTTTCTTTTTATTAGAATGTTTTTTAAAGTTGAATTAAATGTAGTATTAAAGGGGGATAAATTGTGAGAAATACTTTAGGACAAAAATTGGATGGGTTAAATAAAATTATAAAAACTGAAGGCAATAAAGAGCTTTTTAATAGCATCCTTATTGAATCAACTGAAATTATTAAAGATCATATAGATAGTAAAAAATATAAAATGAAAAACGCGGGGTAATTATTCCGCGTTTTTTTCTTTAGATAGTTTTTTTAATAGAACCATTATTTTGCCTGTAATTAATTCTAAATCATCTTCATCTAAGACTGATGTGTCTATCCCCATTTCTGAGCAAAGCTTATCTAGCTCAGTCCCAAAAGTTTTAACTTCATCGCTATTTTCATCTTCTGTTAGATACTCTACTTTTACATTTAATGCATTTGCTAAAGATTTTAATACTTCTAAAGTTGGATTTTTAGTTCCTTCTTCGATCTTTACAATATAAGACTGGCTTATTCCACTAAGCTCTGATAATTCCCTGCGAGAAAGCCTTTTTTCTTCCCTTATTCTTCTCAGGTTTTCCCCTACTAATTTCATTGAAATACCTCCTAATAACTAACGTTAGTATTAAATAACGTTAACCAGCTACTAATAATTTTTGTACTAATAGCATTATTTTTTACACTACCAGTATAATAACATAATATTTTTTAAATTTATAGAGAAATAGAGCGAAAGTAAGATAACTTTAGAAATAGAGAGCTATTTTTACACTGTGAGGGTTACATAAGTTTGAATATTTTACACTGTGGGTGTAAAATTAAAACATCGAAAGGAGGTGATGAAATGAAACTAAAGTCTATTTGTGACTTAAGAGGAATAACCTTTGGAGCATTATCCAAAGAAACAGGCTTATCAGTTAGCTATCTATACACACTAGCTTCTAATGATAAAGTTAATCCTACATTAGATGTCTTAAAAAAACTTAGTAAGGCTTTAGATGTTCCAATTGATTTTCTTATTAAAGAATAACATTTAAAAACTATTAAATAAATAGAAAGTTACTGGTATTTTAGTAAATAATTTAGGGGGAAAAGCGATGATCACGAAAGAGTTAAGTGTTCGTCACAAAAGATTTTTAAAAGAACAAAAGTTAAATCCGGAGGATTTTTTATATATAGCGACAGATATGGAAGCTTTTAAATTCCTTCATAAAGAAACTGGAAAAGCAGTTTGGATAAGGAGGTAATTTAAATGACTGAGACAGGAACAATAGTTTTTCAATTTTTAAGTATTATTTCACTTGGTTTCTTATTTTTTTTAGAAGTTATAAAAAAAGAGATTAGCAAAGGAAGTTTAACTTCATTAAGATTAGCAGCTTTAGTGGTTATTTTGATTTATGTAAGCAATGTATAGGGAGGGAATATTGATGAAAAGTATTATTTTAAAAACTCTGATTCTTAGAAACTTTAAAGGGATTAAAGATTTAAGAGTTGATTTCAATAGAGTTACAGATATATCAGGAGATAATGCGGTAGGCAAAACTACTATTTTTGATGCATTCACATGGCTTCTTTTTGATAAGAATAGTCTAGATGCTAAAGATTTTGAGATTAAGACACTAGATAAAAACAATAATGTTATCCATGGTCTAGAACATGAAGTTTCAGCTTTACTTAATATTGATGGTGTTGAGAAGAAATTATCTAAAATCTATAAAGAGAAATGGACTAAGAAAAGAGGGGAAGCTGAAAAGCAGTTAACAGGCCATACTACAGATTATTACATTGATGATGTACCTGTAAAAAAGGTAGAGTTCCAGGAGGCTATAGGTAACATAATAGATGAAAAGTTATTTAAGCTTATAACTAATCCGCTATACTTCTCAACTATATTGAATTGGAAAGATAGAAGAAATGTACTTCTATCCATAATAGGTGATGTTGATGTAATGGATGTTATAAAAGGGAATAACACACTAAAAGGTTTTGATACCTTGCTAGGTGGAAAAACAGTTGATGATTTAAAGAAAACCTTAGCAGCTAGAAAGAGAAAAATCAACCAGGATATCAATTCGATTCCAGTTAGGATTGATGAGCTTGATAAATCAATTCTAAACTTAGATTTTGAAGCTTTAGAGAGTGAGTTAAAACTTAAAAATGAAGAGTTAAAACAAGTCGAAGATAAGCTTTACGATTCTACAAAATTAGGCGATGTAGTTCTAGAAAAGCAACAGAAGTTATTTAACTTAAAAAGTACGCTTCAAAAAATAGAGAATGAATCTAAGGTTCAAGCGAACAGGCCAAGAGCAGACTTGGAAAGTTTATATACAGAAAAGAATTATGAGCTTAAAGATATTTCTAGAGAAAAGTACACTTTAGAGACTAGAAAGAAAGATCTTGAAGAAAAAAGAATTTTTTTAATAGAGAGTATTGATTCCTTAAGAAATACATGGCACGAAGAAAATTTAAAAACACTTACTTTTAATGAGAATGAATTTATATGTCCTACTTGTAAAAGAGAGTTTGAAACAGATGATATAGAAGCAAAGAAAGAATCTATGTTAGAACAGTTTAACATTAATAAATCAAGAATCTTAAAAGAATTAGGGGATAAAGGTTCTATTAAAAAAGAAAGACTTCAAAAATTTGAAAAAGAACTATCCGAATGTTCTATTAAACTTGAAGAAATCAAAGCTAAACACAAAGAAGTTGGAAAAGAACTTAATGATTTGATGGCTAAAATACTTGATTTCAAACCTTCAATAATACTTGGAGAAGAGTATAAGAAGGTAAGCTGTGAGATAGCAGATCTAGAAGTTGAGATAAATGATAATACATCAACTAAAGAGTTGATTTCAAACTTAAGAAGAGAAAAAAATGAGTTAGTTGATGCAATAGATAATATAAAAGCTAAGTTAACTTATAGAGAAAAGAATAAAGCTACTTTAGAAAGAATAGAAGAGCTTAAAGATGAAGAGAGAAAATTAGCTGAAACTTTAGCTAAAGTTGAAAAAGAAGAGTTCCAATGTGAAACCTTCATAAAGGCAAAAGTTAAGCTTATGGAAGATAGCATAAACGAAAGGTTCAAGTATGTAAGCTTTAAATTATTTAACACTCTAGTAAATGGAGCAGTTGAAGAATGTTGCGTAGCAACTGTAAATGGGGTTCCATTCGATAGTGTAAATAATGCAGGTAAGATAAACGCTGGTATAGATATTATTAATACTCTATGCGACCACTATGATATAGAATGTCCTGTATTTGTTGATAACGCTGAATCAGTAAATGAGTTATTAGAGTGTAAATCACAAGTTATTAGATTAATTGTAAGTAAAGATAAAACTTTAGTAATTTCTTAAGGAGGAATTTAAGATGAGTAATATTCAAACAGTTAAACAAAACACTTTAGCAATAGCAAAAGAAGAAGCGATGAATCAAGTAACACAAAAGATAGCAGAGCTTAAAGCTAACAATTCTATAGCTTTTCCACCAACTTATTCAGTAACTAATTCTATAAACTCAGCATGGTTAATGCTGCAAGATGTAGTTGATAAAAATAAAAATCCAGCTTTAGATGTTTGTTCAAGAAACTCTATAGTAGAAACTCTATACAATATGTGTTTGCAAGGATTAAGCCCTGCTAAAAAACAATGCTACTTTGTAGTGTATGGGAAAAAACTTCAACTGATGAGAAGTTATATGGGTACAGTAGCAGTTACTAAGAGGTTAGAAGGTGTTAAAGATGTCAAAGCTTATTGCATCTATGAAGGGGATATATTTGAAAGAGAATTTGATTTTACAACTGGATCTTTTAAGATAACTAAGTTTGAACAAGATTTAGATAATCAGGATGTAGAAAAAATTAAAGGTGCCTTTGCAATGATTATAGGAGAAAATGGACCGCTTCATGTAGAAGTTATGACTATGAAGCAAATCAAAAAGGCATGGGGACAAGGAACTGCTTTTAATTCAGGAAAATCTAAAGCTCACAATGACTTTACAGATGAAATGGCTAAGAAAACAGTTATAAATAGAGCTTGTAAAATGTTTGCTAATACATCTGATGATAGCGATGTTCTTATAGAAGCATTCAACAATAGTGATAAATCTGATTTTGGTGAAGAAAACCAAGAAACTCAAAAAACTATGACAGTTAAAGAAGAGATAAGTCAAAATGCTAACTCTAAGGTTATAGACATAGAAGAAGAACCACAAGTACAACAAGAAATTATAGTTGATGTTCCAGAAGGTCAAATAAGTATGGCTGATGAAGGATGTCCATTTTAATAGTATAGGAGGGATATAAAATGGAAGAAAAGAGAGCTACTGAAATAAATTTCGCATTAGGTTTAATTGAAACTATATGTGAAGAAAGTGAAATTGCTTTAATACCTTATACACTAAAGAATGGGCAACAAGTTGTTGCTATACATGATAACCAAAATGGGAAAACGCTTGTGATGACTAAGAATAAGGAGGCTTAAAATGAGGGATTTAACTTATTTAGATAATAAAAGAATTGATATGTTTGGAGATGGATATTTAGGAGATAGGCATAATGGAGCTTTTAAAATTTACTACAAAGGAATTGATTATATGGTAATAGCTAGTGATGGAGAAGGGTGGGAACATGTATCTGTTAGTAGCCGAAATAGGATTCCTTCATGGGAAGTAATGTGTAAAATTAAAGAATTATTCTTTGAAGATGAAGAAGTGGTAATACAGTATCACCCTAAGAAATCAGAATATATTAATAATCATCCTAATTGCTTGCATCTTTGGAAACCAATAAATCAAAATATACCAACTCCACCAAGATTTTTAGTAGGTTTCAAAAATGCTTAAAGTACTTTCAACTGGATCACATGGAAACTGCTACATCTTAGAGGCTGATGGAGAACAACTCCTGCTAGAATGTGGAATACCATACAAAAGAATTTTAGAAGGTCTTGAATATGATTTAAGCAAGGTTAAAGGTTGCTTGGTTACACATGAGCATAAGGATCACTGCAAAGCTATAAAAGATATTCTTAAAAATGGGATTGATGTTTATAGCAGCGCTGGAACTTTAGAAGCTTTAGGAATTGAACATCATAGAGCGCATAGAGTAATAATAGAAAAACAATTTAAGCTAGGTGGATTTACTATATTACCATTCCACACTCAGCATGATGTTAGAGAACCTATAGGTTTTTTAATAAGCCATAAGGCTCTAGGAAAGGTTTTATTTGCTACAGATACTTATTACATTCAATATAAATTCAAAGCCTTAAATCACATAATAATTGAATGTAACTATAGCGAAAAAATACTAGAATCCAATGTTGAAAATGGAAAGGTTCATAAGTGGCTAAAATGCAGGGTTGAAAAATCACATTTTAGTGTAGAAAGCCTAAAGGATTTCTTTAGAGCTAATGACTTAAGTAAAGTAAAAAATATAGTTCTTATTCATCTAAGTAAAGATAATGGGAATCCAGAATACTTCCAGGAAGAAATAGAAAAGGTAACAGGCTTACCAGTAGTAGTAGCACATGATGGTTTAGAAATTAAAGGAGGGATTTAAATGATTAATTCTATAGGGATTATAGTTAATAAGTTTGGAAAAGAAGAAAACTTCAAAATTAAAAGTGAAGGAACAGCAGTAAACTTAATGATTGAAGAAGATATAAACGTTCAAATGGACATGAAATCATTTGAAGAGTTAAGAGAAAAACTTAATGACCTTTACAACGAGCTTAATTAAAAAAGAGTACCTTCGCCAAAAGGTACCCACAACTGATAGCTCCTACTGACTGGTAATCTTTCAGGAGCTATCACCTTAAATTATAAAATGTATTATTTAAAAAGTCTAATTACTAAAGTTTATGAAGGATGAAAAGATTTTATACAAGAGGTGAGAAAGGTGTCTGATAACAAAAAATACTATTATTTGAAGTTGAAAGAAAACTTCTTTGATAGTGCTGAAATTAAAGTTTTAGAGAGTATGCCTAATGGCTATAAATATTCTAACTTACTATTAAAATTATACCTTAAAGCTTTAAAATTCAACGGAAAATTAAGATTAAATGAGTTTATACCTTACAATCATCAAATGATAGCAGCTGTAACAGGCATTGATATAGACACTGTTAAAGTAGCATTTGATTTATTTGAACAGTTAAAGCTTATAGAAGTTATGGATGATGGAACTATATATATGCTTGAAATACAAAACTTTATAGGCAAGAGTTCAACAGAAGCAGATAGAATTAGAGCTTATAGAAATGAGATAGATAACAATAAAAAGAAAGCTTTAAAAGAGGTGGGACAAACTTGTCCACAGGATTCTGTACAAATGTACGACAAAAGTACACCAGAGTTAGAGTTAGAGTTAGAGAAAGAGTTAGAGATAGATTATTCTTATAGCGAAGCTAGAGAAAAAGAAGTAGCAGAAATTATGAAATTTTGTCAAAAAAATCAATATAAACTAAAGAAAAGTGATGCTAATCAACTTATAGAAACTTATGGAAGTAACACTTTAAAAAAAGCTATAGTAACAACTGTTTCTACTAAAGCTTTTGAAGAAGGGAAAATAAATGGTAAAAACAGTTACTTAATTAAAGTACTAAATGACTTAAGTTCAGAACAAAAGAAAATAGTAAATATAAAGTATGAAAAAAGAGAACAGTCTAAAGCTAACTTTACTGAAAGAGATGATTATGACTATGACGCTTTAGAAAATGGACTATCAGGAATAGGTGATAAAGTGCCAGATAGCAGTTCTATAAATGAATTTTTAAGTAAATATAGGGAGGAATAAGAAATGGTTTTATTAACAGTTTTAAATATATTGGTGTGTGCAGGGACTTTAGTTACAGTTTTAGCTGTTAAAAGAGAGATTAAAGGTTTAGGACAAGAAGTATCTGAGCTTTATGATGTGGTTGAGGAAGCAGAAAGTGCGGTATATAGAGCTGAGGATAAAATTAAAGCTTTAGATAAAAAGTTCTTGGAGTTAGACAATGGGATTAACTTTATTATAGATGGAAATCAAGAAATGTTTGGCATTGTTGAAAAGATTGATAAGGATCAGGAGGAAAACTTAGATAATCTTAAAGAGTTTATAGAGAATGAACATGGTAAGCTTCACACTAAGATAGCTTTCACTCCATTAAAAGTTGTACAAGTAGGAGGTCAAGATGGAAGAGCTTAGAGCAAAGATGCATGAGTATATAGAAAAGTATGGAGTTTTAGATCCAAGGACAGTAAAGGTAAGCCAAGAATTGGACATTTATATAGTCCAAGCTACTAAGAAAAAGGGGGAAAAGTAGTGAAGCCGATATTATTCAACACAAGTATGGTAAGAGCCATCCTTGATGGTGAAAAGACTTGTACTAGGAGAATTATTAAATTACCTAAGCATATCGAAAAACAAAGTAATGGATTATATATATTATGTGCTGAAGGTAGCACTTATTCAGATAAAGAGTTTAAAGATGTTGTTGATTATATAAATCCACCTTACAAGGTAGGAGATATTCTTTACGTAAGGGAAACATGGTTTAAAGGTGATTTACTAAATGATGCTGAAGAGATAGAAAAACAAGGAATAGTTCTTTATAGAGCAGATGATATCAAAAATAATAATTGGGATTATGATTCTATAAGATGGAGACCTTCAATTCATATGCCTAAAGAATTAGCAAGGATATTTTTAAAAGTAACAAGTGTAAGAGCTGAAAGATTAAAAGATATTACAGATGAAGGATGTTACCAAGAGGGAATAAGTTGTACAAGCTTTTATGATGAAGCAGAGCATATACAAATAGCAGGAATAGGATTAAATGATTCGTTAGAGAGAGCAACATTTGGTCTTTTATGGAACAGTACAGTTAAGGAAGATAAATACTCTTGGGAAGGTAATCCTTGGGTATGGGTTATAGAATTTGAAGTAGAAAATAAAGGGGGAGAAATAAATGAGTAGATTTTCAGAGTGTGTAAAAGAAATTATAACTTGCGTAGAAGAGGGACATGCAGTAAAGGAAACTATAGAGGTTGTAAAGGAAAACTTAACTAGAAGTGGTTTGATGGAAGTTATGCTAAAGGAAATGGGGTGCTTTAATGAGTAAGTATAAATATACTCTAATAATTAGCCAATATTATCATTCTTACCATATGTTTTTAGTAAAGTTTGATGAAAATAGATATTACGAACAAATGAGAGAATTTACTAAAAGGTTATGTGAGTATAAAAGAGGAAATGATGAATGGTATAAAGATAAAAGTTTAGAAGTTGGAGACTGTTTTTACTATGAAAAACAAGAAGAACCAAGATTTAGATATAACGTAAATGATTCTGGTGACATATATTTCTTGAATTTTAGGAATGTTAGTTCAGCTTTATACGATATGAAGAAGTACTTTGGAGAAGAAAAAAGAGCAAGTCAGGGTTATAAAAGAAAAGCTGTACTTGAAGAAATATCTAAATATCATAGTGAAAATAAGATTTTTGAAATAGTTAAAAGCATTTATGAAATAGCTTAGGAGGATAAGAGAATGGAATACGTAAGTGATATTAATATTATGGAGGCTGTGGTTCATGTTCTTGATAGAAATTCAGATGAACCTATATTAAACGAATATAAGTTAGATTTAACTGAGGAAGTGTACAAGTTCATATATAAGCATGTAGAGAAGTGCCTAAGAAGCGAAGATTTAAAGTATGCAAACTTTAATGAAGAACATGGAGTTGTTAAGGAAGTATCACAATGGTTTTTAAATGGGGAAGTTAGAGATTTAGTTGAAGTGTCTCAAGAATTAGCTAAAGAGCTATTTTACATCATGCAAGGTAATCCGGAAATATCAGGATGTGATTTGCTTACAGTATCAATATCTACAGATCAAGGCCCTATGCTTGGGATTTTGAAAATGGATTATATAAAGAATTTTACTCATAAAGTTGATTTCTTTGAAAATAAAATAGGGATTGGCATTGTAGAACATCAAGTGGGGTTACCTGCATCAGGTCAAAAAATTCAAAAGTGTGCATTTATAAAACCTTTAAGGGAAGAGAATGAAATAGATATTATGGTTATAGATAAGGTGAAAAGATATTCTAAAGAAGATGAGTATGGAGCTGACTACTTCACAAAACAATATTTAGGATGTGTATTGATTCAGAATGAAAGAGATATGACTAAAACTTTTGTTAATGCTGCTGAAACGTGGACAAGGAATAACATTATAGAGGATGCAGAAAGAGCGGAGAAAATAAGAACTGCTATAAAAACTAAGCTTAAAGAAGAAGAAAATATAAATATTAAAGAATTATCTAGAGAGTTATTTGAGGAAGAACCAAGGATGAAAGAAGATTTTACTGCTTTTATAAGGGGTAATGGTTTATCAGAAGAAGTAGAAGTAGATAAAGTTTGGGTAGAGAAAAAGCTTAAAAGAATTAGATTGAATATAGATAAAGAAATAGATCTGTACATTAATGATGAGACTTACAATGATGATTCTAAATTTGAAGTTTTAAGAAATGGGGATGGAAGTATAAATATAGTATTGAAAAATATTAGAAATTATATAGAAAAATAAACTGAATATGAGAGTGTCTAGGCTAGAGTTGTAACTAGACATTCTCATATGATAATCAATTGAAAAAAGTGAGAGGTGTAAAATGAGTAACTTAATGGTTTTTAACAATCAAGATTTTGGACAAGTAAGAACTGTGAATATAGAAGGAAAACCTTATTTCGTTGGGAAAGATATAGCGGAAGCTTTAGGATATAAATTACCTAGAAAAGCGATATCAGATCATTGCAAGGGAGTTCTAAAACAGAACATCCTTACAGATGGTGGATTGCAAGAAATGTTAATTATACCAGAAGGAGATATTTATAGATTAATCATAAAAAGTAAATTGCCACAAGCAGAAAAGTTTGAAAGTTGGGTTTTTGATGAAGTATTGCCACAGATAAGAAAAACTGGACAATATCAAGTTAAACCAAAGTCTAATTTAGATTTGTTGGAACTTCAGGTTAAAGCACTTAAGGAAGTGGAAGAAAAGGTTACAGATCTTGATGAAAAGTTTGAGGATTTCAAAGAAGATTTACCACTTATAGGTGATGAACCTGATGAACTTGTAGCATTAGTTAAGCAAAAAGGCGTTGAAGTGCTAGGTGGTAAAGGTTCTAAGGCTTATAAAGATAAGTCTTTAAGAAGTAAGGTTTACTCAGACATTTGGGGTGAAGTTAAAAGGCAGTTCGGAGTTAGGAAATATAAGGCTATAAAGAGAAAGCACTTTGATAAGGCTAAGGAAATAGTAAGCAGATATAATACTACAATACTTCTAGCTGAAGAAATAAGCTTGCTTAATGATCAAATTGATTTATTGAGGGGGTAGCTTATGGAAGAGTATAAACTTTGTGAAGAGTGCGGGAAGAATATCACTGAACTTCATCATGTGATATATCGTAGCCAATGTACCTACATGAGTAATATAAAAGTAAACTTTAAGTTTCTATGTCCTGAGCATCACAGAGGAAATTCAAGTCCACATATGAATAGGGAAATAGATTTAAGATATAAGCTTGAGTTGCAAGAAAAACTATTCTTTATGTTTTCAGAAAAAGAGTACTGGACTGAAAAAGAAATTATGGCCAAGTTAGAATGCAGCAAGAATGAAGTTAAGAAAATAACTAAAAAGATGTTTATAGCAAAAGAAGGTTATGAAGTTAATGAACTAGTGAAGAGGTTAATGGGAAATAGATTGTATGGTTAAAGAGGTGTAATTATGAGTTCTATGGATTGTTGCAAGAATTGTAAGGATAGAATTGTTGGGTGTCATAGTACATGTAGAGATTACAAAGAGTATAAAGAAAAGTTAGCTGAAATAAAGAAGTTCATGGCTAAAGATCCTGCGGATGCTTTTTTAGCAAAATCAAAGGTTAGAGCTAAGGCTTTTGTGTTTGAAAGGAAGGACGCTTATAACAGGAGGGTTGGCAATGCTTAATGAAGGCAAAAAGTTTGAACAGGACATTCAAAAGTCAGTAAAAAATGATGATGAAACTTATATATATAGGTTTAGAGATTCATCAGGAGCATGGGGGAATGGAGATAAAACTAGATTTACTCCAAGTAATATAGCTGATTATTTACTAGTTAAAAGAGATAAGGTTTTATTCCTGGAATTAAAAAGTGTTAAAGAAAAAAGATTACCGTTAGGGAATATTAGGGTTAATCAACTTAATGGCTTAGCTGAGATAAAGCATAAGAATATTAAATCTTACTTTCTAATCAACTTTAGAAGTGAAGAAAAGACTTATGCTGTTACTCCACAACAGATATTAGACTTCTTAGAGGACCAGGAAAGAAAGTCAATTCCTTTAAGCTACTTTGAAGATAATGGAATATTGATAAAGCAAGTTAAGAAAAAAGTTAGATGGAAGTATGATTTAGAGCCTATTTACTAATAAAAAGAAAAGGAGAAGAATTAAATCTTCCCCTTCTCTTTGAAAAAATCCTTAAGTATCTTATTGATCTGTTGAGATACTTTCCTATCATCAGCTTCAGCTTCTTTAGCTACTTGTTTATAAATGCTTTCATCAAGTGTGATTGAAATCTTAACTTTAGCCACTAATTATCACCTCGTTCTAAGTGTATTATACATTATACTACTTAGAATGAGAAGTGATAAAAAGTGTTAAAAAAGTGTAAAAGTAGGATAAAGTTAACAAAAGTAGGATAAAGTATGATAAAATAGAAATATAAATAAGGAGGGAGAGTATGAATGTTTTAAGTGAAAAAGCTAAAAAGTTTACTGAAGCATTTGAACACTGCATGAAAAATGAGCCTTTAGCTTTAAGAAACGCTATGGGTATGAATAGACAACAGTTTAAAAGTATGCAGAGAGAACAAAAGAAAATGGAAGAAGCTATGAAAAAGCTTACTCCAGTGCAATTCAAACTTATAGACATGCTTATAAGACAAGAAAGAAGAAAAGTAGATCAAGAAGTTACAGAAAGAACAATAGCATTAAATAGTTGTGTCAACGCAGCTCTAACTGAGACTGTAGATTGGACATGCGATGAAATAGATAAATTTTGGAAAGTGGTAAATGAAATGATTCCTGGAGATATTCAGGCAAGATCAGAAATGCAAAAAATGAATGAAAAGGAGAGAGTAGAAATGGAAGCCAAAGTAAGAGAGTTTATCATAGAAGCTTTAGAAGCTGATAAAGGGGTAAGAGAAATTAAGGAAGAGTTAAAATTTAAGTTCCCTAAACTTTCAAGTGCTCAAAGAACAAATGCAGTAAAGGAAATTAAAGAAGAGTGGATGGAACAAAAGGGTGCTGAAAGAATAGCGAAAATAATTTCAGGTGAAGAAGATAAAGAAGTTGAAAAGGAACCAGTTAAAAAAGAAGTGGTAGTTAGCGAAAAGGTTGAAAAGGCAAAGCCTGCTGAAGAAAAAGAGGTAGTGCTTATGGAAGCTATTTCAGTACCTACTATCAGTGAACAACTTCAAGGGAATCTAATTAACTTCAAAAAGGATAAAGAAGCTATATATAAGACAATCCTTGAGTATGAAAATTTTATAAGTGCTAAAAGAGAAGAGTTAGAGGTTATTAAAGAAAAGGAAAAGAATGTTGAAAAGGCTATTGAACTATTAAGTAGCGTTGGAATATAACATAATGTTTTAAAAGTTTAGTCCCTTAGGAGACTAGGGGGCTAATAAAAGGAGAAGGTATGACAACACCAGTTGAAATAATTGAAGATATAAAAAGAACACAACAAGCGATTATAGAAGGAAATACATTGCTTAAAACAATAGGAGTTAAAAGAGCTAAGGCGGAATATGAGTATAGAAAAAAACTTAGTCAACTTATATTGCATCTTAGATATGAAAAGAAGATACCAGTCAATTTAGTTGATAATATAGCTAAAGGTAATGAACAAGTAGCTAAATTGAGATTAGAAAGAGATATAGCACAAGCTGAATATGAAACTACTAAATATCAACTAAAGGGCTTAGAAAAGAGTTTAGAGGCATATAGGAGCATATTAAGCTATGACAAGATAGAGCTTAATTCTTATTAGTTTGGAGGTTGAAAATGGATATAGGAGAAGCTATTAAAGAACAACTAGCTTTAAATAAAAAATATAAGAAAAAAAGGAAATAGTATTTAAGAGGTGTGAAATGGGGATTAGAGTGGAAGATCATTTAGGGATTGCTTTAGATGTTGCTAATAAAATATCTAAAATAAGTGGAAAAAGTTTCGAAGAGGTGTATTCGGATGCTTTAGAAGGTTTGGTTATAGCAGCTAGTAGGTTTGATAAAACAAGAGGGCTTGCATTCTCAACATATGCCTACCCGACAGTATTGGGAACAGTAAAAGGATGTTTTTATAAGGATAAAAGTAAGTTCAAAAGAATAATAACTGATGGTAAAGAGATTTATGAAAGAGTATATTATGAGTCCTTAAATGAAAAAGTTAGAATCGATGAGGGTAAACCTAAGGAAAAAATAGAACTTCTAGAGGATTTTTCGGATAAGTCACTAGAGGATGATGTGGTTAATAGGGTTTTTATAAATAAAGCTTTAAATGATTTAGAAGAAAAAGAAAAAATAGTTTTGCAATTACTTTTTTATAAAGAAAAGACACAAGTAGAAGCGGGAAAAATTTTAAATATGAGTCAGCCTCAAGTATCTAGGCTTAGAGATAAGGCTTTAAAGAAAATAAGAAGAAAATTTTGTTCTTAAAGGGGAAGTAGTCTTATGGGTGGAAAAAAATGGAGTGAAAAAGAAATTGACTACCTAAATTCAATGTGGGGTAGATATAACTTAAACGCGTTAGCTAAGAAGTTAAATAGAACAGTAGAAGCGGTTAAGTTAAAATCGGAAAGATTAGGTCTTGGCGGTGGACTAAAGGCCCAAGATGCTATTACTAAAGCTGATATAAAGAGAATCTGTGGAGTGAGCGGATATAAAGTAGAAAAATGGGTATCTGTTTATGGGCTAAAGTGTACTAATAAAGTTGTTACTTCTAAAAGATCTTTTGGCTTGATAAAAGCAAAAGACTTTTGGGAATTTGCGAAAAACAATAATGAGTTAATTGATTTTTCTAAGATAGAAAAAAACATTCTAGGAGTAGAACCGGAGTGGGTTGATGAATTTAGAAAAAGAGATTTTAAGATAAAAAGGAAAGGTTACAGAAGAAGGTGGAGTGCAGCTGAAGAAAAAGAAGCTATAAGGCTTTATACAAAAGGAATAACATATGAGGAGATAGGTAAGAGGCTCGATAGGACAAGTTATGGAGTGCAAAACAAACTAATAAGGTTAGGATATAAAAATAGAATTAACTTAGCTTGGAGAAATGAAGAAATAAACATTCTTAAAAAGTTAATAGAAGAAGGATATAGTGACTACCAGATAAGCGAGGAAATAGGGAGACCTAGAGGCAGTGTTTATACTAAGAGAAAAACACTTATTCTAGATGATATTAAAGTTACAGAGAGGGGCTAGAAAATGTTAAAAAAAGATATAGTTTTTAAAATGGTTGAGGATCAAGTAAAGTTAGATAAAATCTGTTGGGAAAGAGCTAAGTTAATAATACCACCAGCTAGAAATGTTAAGTTAGCGTTATACGTTGAACTTGGAGAGTTAGCGAATGAGCTGAATGATTGGAAGTATTGGAAACAAAATAAAAGGTTAAATGTTGAAAATATAAGAGGAGAATTAGCTGATTGCATACATTTTGCATTAAGCAATCTTTACTTAAAAAAGAATAGAGATTGGGCTGCTATAAAAGATTTATTAGATAGTATGTGTGGAGCATTAACTCATATAGATTACTCAGTTTTCAGTGTTTTGGATTTATTAGAGTACTGTTACTTATCTATGGGAGTTGATAAGTATGATAGAGTACTGAAATGGCTGTTTACTATAGGATTTTTAACAGGTATGAGTTTTGATGATGTAGTAGATTGCTACTATGAAAAGTATGAAATAAATTTAGAGAGACAAGCTAAAAATTATTAAAAAAGAGAGGGGAAATATATATGTTAAAGTCAACAGGAGTAGTTAGAAAATTAGATCAATTAGGAAGAATAGTGTTACCAAAAGAGTTAAGAACAGTTTTAAATTTAAAAGAGAAAGATGCTTTAGAAATCTATGTAGATGGAGAGCAAATCATATTAAAGAAGTATGAGCCAGCATGTGTATTCTGTGGAGATGCTAGAGAAGTTGTTAACTACAGAGGTAAAAACATTTGTAAAAAGTGTTTAGAAGAAATGAAAAGTATTTAAGTGGAGGAAATTCTTTGAAGATAAAAATCGATAAGGAAAAGTTTTTAGAAATTATAGGATGTGATTTTTGCCCGTGGAATTTAGGGTTTACTTTAGCTAGAAAATGTGATGGTGATTGTTACAAGTGTTGGGAAGCATCTTTAGAAGAAGCTGAGGTGAAAGAAGATGAATAGGGTGGTTGAAGTCTGGAAAGAAATTGAGGGGTATGAAGGCTTATATGAGATAAGTAGTTTTGGTAGAGTTAAAAGTTTAAGAAGTTGGAATGGTCACAAATATGTTGAAAGAGAAAGAATTTTGAATGCTTATACACAGAGAGTAGATGAAAGTTATTCAAGAAAAGTTGTTACCCTATCTAAGAATAAAAAGAGAAAACAATATAAAGTTCATAGATTGGTGGCAAATGCCTTTATACTAAACCCTAATAATTATCCTGTTATCAATCATAAAGATGGAAATACATTTAATAATCATTCAGATAATTTGGAATGGTGTACTCAAAAGAAAAATGTACAACACGCAATCGAAATTGGATTGAGAAAAGTTTACAAGCCTACAAAAGAAGAGTTAATTGATTTATATGTTATTCAAAGAAAATCATTAAAAGAGATATCAAGACAAAATAATACCAATATTAAGACAATAAAAAAATATCTAGATAAATACGGAATAAAGGCAAGAAGCTTGAGTGAAGCTGACACTAAACACTTTATAACTAAAAGTTTTTTAGAACAAGAGTTGAAGTGTAAAACTGCGACTCAAATATCTAAAGAATTAGGATGCCATCAATCGTTAATAAGCTTTTATAAAAAGAAATTTAATTTGAAGGGAGTAGTTTTACAGTGAATAAAATAATTTTGATAGGACGCCTTGTTAAAGATCCAGAACTTAGATTTGCAGCAGGAAGTGGAACAGCAGTTGCGAGATTCACTCTAGCTGTAAATAGACAATTCAAAAAAGATGAAGCTGATTTTGTAAGTTGCATAGCTTTTGGAAAGACTGGTGAGACTATAGCTCAGTATATTACTAAAGGTAGACAGCTAGCTATAGCAGGTAACATAAGAACAGGAAGTTACGAGGCGCAAGATGGTACAAGAAGATATACTACTGATGTAGTTGTTGAAAGTTTCGATTTTATAGATTCAGGGAACAACGGTTCTAAAAATAGTCTTAATAAAAATGATGGATTCGGTGGAGCATTTGCAACACCAGATGATTCATCATTTGACGGAAATTATGATATGACACCAATTGATGATGGAGATATACCATTTTAATAAAATAGTCCTACCCCCATAGGGTAGGACAAAAAATAAAGATTTAGGGGGTGTAACTGTTAAAGAAAAATTATAAAACATTATAAAAGCCTACTATTTTTTAGTAGACTTTAGAAATAAAGAAATTGATTTATCTAATAGTTTGGACATTGGTACTCCAGTTTCTTTAGAGTATTCTTTAAGTTCTTTCCATAACTCTTTATCAATAGCGTTAGAAATTCTAACTCTATTTGTTAGTCCATATTTATCCATAATAATCACCTCAAATATATTATAATATATCAAATAACTACTTGCAACTACTGGTAGTTATGATATAATAATATTAGGAGGTGAGATTATGAAAAAAGGATTTACAGTTAGATTATATCCAACAGAAGAACAAGAGATATTAATGAGAAAACATATAGGCTCTCAAAGATATATTTATAACTGGGGATTAGCTAAAAATAAGGAGTTGTATGAATTAGAACAAAAGAAATATTCTACTACTGATTTAGGGAAAATACTTACTCAAGTTAAAAAAGAAGAAGAGTTTAAGTGGCTTAATGAAGTATCTAATGCAACTCTTAAAGAAGCTTTAAGAAATTTAGATAAAGCTTATAAGAAGTTCTTTAAAGAAAAGAAAGGTTTTCCTAAGTTCAAAAGTAAAAAACATTCTAATGCTACTTTTTATAGTAGATACGATAAATTAAAGTTTTATAATAATGGAGCAGTAAATTTAGAGAAAATAGGAAAAGTAAAATTTAAATCAAGTTATAAAAATATAGATTTTACTACTATAACTAAATTTTCTAATCCTACAGTTACTTTCAATAATAGATGTTGGATATTAAATTTTACTATAGATATTGAACCTATAATAAACAAACTTGAGGATAAGGTTTTAGCTATTGATTTAGGCATTAAGCAATTAGCAATATGCAATATAGAAGGTCTAGATATTAAGAATATTAATAAGACCAGAATAGTTAAAGATTTAGAGAAGAAATTAAAAAGATTACAAAGACAATGTTCAAAAAAATATATTATGAATAAAAAAGGGGGGAGTTACCAAAAGACTAAGAACATTGCAAAACTTGAATTAAAGATTAAAAAGCTTCATAGTAGACTTAAAAATATTAGAAATAATCATGTACATCAAGCTACTTCAAAACTTGTGAGAGCCAATGCAAGATTAGTAGTGATGGAAGATTTAAAAGTTTCTAATATGATGAAAAATAGACATTTAGCTAAAGCCATAGCACAACAAGGTTTTTATAAATTTATAGAACAAATGAAATATAAATGTGCTTTAAACGGGATTAAATTTATACAAGTACCTACTTTTTATCCTTCAAGTAAAACTTGTAGTTGTTGCGGACATATAAAGAAAGATTTAAAACTTTCTGATAGAACCTATAAATGCAACAATTGTAATTTTATTTGTGATAGAGATAAAAATGCTACTTATAATTTAGCTAATTATGGTTTAAGTTTATCACTTTAAAGATATTCTTAAATTGGGGAATCGTTACACCCTACTTATTGCTAAGATAAGCAAAGTCTATGGAGTGCTATATAAACCAAAGTAGCTTAGGCAAAATGGGGCAACTATGAAGTAGAAAAGAAACAAAATCTCTAATTTATAAAGTTTTATAAGGTTTTGGTAACGGAATATTTGTGGCAAGAAATACATTGAAGGATTTAAATAATCATTTATTTGAACAATTAGAAAGATTGAATGATGATGAGATACAAGGAGAGAAATTTAAAGAAGAAGTTGAAAGAGCTAGAGCCATGGCAAGCATAGCTACTAAAATAATTGAAAATGGGAACTTGGTTTTAAGAGCTAAGAAAGTTATGTACGAGCAAGGTCAGGAAGAAGTTCCTACTATGTTAGAAGGTTAAGTTAATATGAAGAGGTTTGTAGCGACTGAGGAGCAGTCAGAATTTATAAAGAATAATGTTAAAGGTTTAGGGAATGCTGAATTAGCTAAACTATTTAATGAGAAATTTGGTACAGATGTATCAATGATACAAATTAGAACCTTTAAGAAGAATCATAACCTTAAAAGTGGACTAGATGGTAGATTTAAAAAAGGGCATACACCTTTTAACAAAGGTAAAAAAGGTATATGTGGAAAAGGTTGTGAAGCTACTCAATTTAAAAAGGGGCATAAACCAGTAAATTATAAACCTGTAGGTAGTGAAAGAATAAATATTTATGGGTATATAGAGGTGAAAGTTGCAGATCCTAATAAATGGAGATTAAAGCAAAGAGTTGTTTGGGAAGAACATTATGGTGAAATTCCAAATGGATATTCAATACTGTTCCTTGATAGAAATAAGCAAAATTTAGATATAAATAATCTAATACTTGTATCTAAAAAACAACTGGCATTTTTAAATAATAATAAGCTCATAAAAGAAGATAAAGAGCTAACTAAAACAGGACTTATAATAGCAGACTTATTAATAAAAATAAGCGATGCTGAAAAAGAAGGTGAAAAGAAGAAATGTATAAAGAGGAAGAAATGAAAAAGTTTCTTTATAAAAAGTGCGTTTCTATGTTGAAATGCGTAGCTATACAAAAGTTGCAGATTAGATTTAAGTTAACCAGAGAAGAAGCGATAAAGGTATATGACGAGTGGAGAAAAGAGTATTTGAGGGGGCAAGAAGTTTGAATTTGAATAAAGAAACTTTTAGAAAAATAGAGGACAGGCTTTACAGCTACTTTAAACAATTAAAGTTTATAGAAAAAGATAAACAAAAAATAATTTTACTTAAGAAGCAGCAAGAAGAAATAAAAGAGGAAATGAAGTGCCTAAAGGCGTTAAATATAGATTCATATACTAATATGGGAATAGATTATTCTAGAGATCCTATACAAACTTCACCTACTGGAGCAGGAGAAGGGGAAATTAAGGTAATACAGTATATAACTGATTTAGAAAAAGAATATGAAAGAAGAATGGAAAATATATATAAACTTAATTCCAGGGTGAGAGATTTAGAAATAGAGGTTGAGGATATGAAGCATATCCTGGAGCAACTAGATGAAGAACAAAGGAAATTTATAAAACTTAAGTATAGAAATAGAAAAAGCGTTGAGTGGATAGCTATAGAACTTATGGGTGGAGCTAAAAGTACAGCTTATAGAAAAAGGGATGAAATAATAAGGATTATAGCTGAGTTCAGTTAATAGATTTTGCTTTCGAGGATGTTTAAAACGTCCTCGGAGTTTATTAAGTAAGGAGGGGAGAAAATGAGTAAATTAAAAGAGTTTTGTGGTGGAGTAAGTATAACAGCTAGAATTGATTTTTTTATTAAGGCAGAAAGTGAAGAAGAAGCCAAAGAGAAGATAATGGAAGCTTGTTGTTTAGATTTAAAATTACAAGATGAAAATGGAGAAAAGTTAAAAGATTTTAAAATAAATTGTATAGATTGGGAATTGATTAATCAAGCGAGAAAAGGTAATATATCACAAAGTTATATAGAAGATTTTGAAATAGAGGAGCTTAAAGAATAATGAGCAAATATGCTGCAGTAAAAAGAAAATCTATACCAAAGAAAGTCAGAGAAGAAGTTTATAAAATGTATGATGGCCATTGTGCTTATTGTGGGTGCGAACTTGAATATAAAGATATGCAAGTAGATCATGTTGAAAGTTTATATGCACATGAGGGAAAAGATGAGATAGGTAACTATAAACCAGCGTGTAGAGCTTGTAATTTTTATAAAAGCACAATGAGTTTAGAAGAATTTAGAGGACAGCTAGAAACAATGTCAGATAGATTAGAAAAGCAATTTATATATAGATTAGGTAAGAAGTATGGATTAATTATAGAAACAAATAAAAAGGTTAAATTTTATTTTGAAGAGTGGAATAAGTTTTGTGAAAAAGAGATTAAAAAGATTATAGGAGGGAGTAATGGAGTATAAATGTGACTTATGTAAGAAGCACAAAGCAACTAAAGAATATCTTAGTTGTAGTAGAAGAGGAATAAAAGTATTTTTATACTGTGAAAAATGTTATAGAGAAGTTGAGTTTTGCAGGAGGATTCTAAAGTGAAGGTAAGAAGTTTAGTTGATAAATTTACTTTAAAAGAAAAAAAGAAATATATAGTCAAAGGTAGAATATATGATGTTCTACATGAAGAAGAAAAAGGGTATGTAGTTAATGATGTTGATGGAGATGATGTTATTTTAAGACCTACAGAGTGTGAGATTGTTGAATATGATAATCCGGAAGAAGTGGATATGAAAATAGGCGAACAATTTATGTTTAATGGTATGCATGTTGAAGTTGCAGGTATAGATGAAATGTTTGTAGAGTACTATATACTTTCAGATAATGAATTAAAAAAGGTCAACTTATATGGTAGCTCTAAATTACTTTAAAGAGAGAGCTATTCCGATGGGGAGGGTAATAATTAAAGATGAAGTAATTAGAGAAAAGCCTAAGATGAAATGTGAAATTTTGGATTCAAAATATCCTCATAGATTAAGAGATGCTATACAATGTTTCTTAGAAAAAAACACAGTAGAAGAGGTAATATCACTATCATGTTATTTTGATTCAAGCACTGATTATCATGTAGCAGTTATTGTATATAAATAAAGTGGGGGATTTGATAATGAATGAAGTACTAAGGCTAATAACTTTTATTATTTCAACTTGGGTATTAGTTTTTACTAATGAGCATGGTAAGTTATTACTATATCTTATTATTACTATAATAGTATTTTTAGATTGTATTATTGAATATGCGGATAAAGATGATGGTAATATGGAACGAAAATGAGAATAATTTGGGATTAGAAAAATATAGACTTTGATATAATAAACTCATACAATACATCTGTTAATTTCATGATACAAGTACCCCTAAAAACATTACACTATTTTTGAGTAGAGAAAAGGCTATAGTTTAAAATCTATAGTCTTTTTTATTTGGTTCAAAAATGAGAATAAAGTGGAACGGAAATGGGATAAAAAGTAACATTTAATGTGGTTTAATACTAGTGTAGTAATATCTATTCTGATATATTTCCCCTATATAATCAGAGCTTAGCTACCTTTCACGTGGCTAAGCTTTTTTTATTTTATAAAGAGGTGATCGTTGTGGGAGAAGTTAAAGCAAGGCAATATGTGTTTTACTCAAGGTGGGATAAGCATGAATTAAAATGTGCCTGCTTATTTGGTAATCCATGTTGTGATAGATATAAACAATGTGAAGAAATAGAATTAAAGCTTAAACCTTATGAAGATGTAGAAAGCTGTATGAATAAAGCTAGAAAGTATAAAAGGCATAAGGGAGCTATAAGACAAGAGTAATCTTGAAGATATAAAAGTTACTCTTGAAGTTGATTTTAGAGAGATTAAGGTTAAATAATATATAAAGGTGGTGTGGGTGGTGTAGATGGCTAGAGAGCCTAATGAAAAAGTAAGTAAAGCTTATGAATTGTTTAAAGAAGGATATAAGCTTAAAGATATAGCAAGTGAGTTAGAAGTTGCAGAAGGGACAGTTAGAAGCTGGAAGAAAAGATATAACTGGGGAGATGCAACGCAACGTAAAAATAAATGCAACGTTGCAAAAGAAAATAACAATAAAAATAAAATAAAAAAAGATATTAAAGAGCCTGTTGTTGAAGAAGTAAAAGAGGTGCTAGAGAACACTGAACTTACTGATAAGCAAAGGCTTTTTTGTATTTACTATATTAAGCATTTCAATGCTACTAAAGCTTATAAAAAAGCGTATGAATGTGATTATGAAACAGCCATGACTAATGCATCTAGGTTGCTAAGAAATGCTAAGGTCAAAGAAGAAATAAAAAGAATTACAAATAAGTGTTTAGAAGAACAGGAACTTGAAGCTAAGCTTATTTATAAAAAGATATTTCAGAAATACTTAGATATAGCATTTAGTGACATTACCGATTATCTTAGTTTTGGTAGAAAAGAGATCACTATATCAGATGATGATGAACAGCCTAGAACTATCGAAGTTAACTATGTAGATTTCAATGAAAGTTCTGAAGTTGATGGAACTATAATAAGTGAAGTTAAACAAGGTAAAGATGGCGTTTCTATTAAACTTCAAGATAAAATCAAAGCTATGCAATGGCTTAGCGATAGAGTGGGAGAGTTAACTATAGCTACTAGAGAAAAACTTGAACTTGAAAAGGCTAAGTTAGAATTAGCTAAAATTAAAGCTGGTGAAAATGATAGTGATGAAGAGTTTGAAGATGATGGGTTTATGGATGCAATTAAAGAATCTGTGAATGAAGTGGTATGGACTGATGAAGAAATTAATTAAAAGAGTTAAAAAAGCAGTCTTTAAATTTAGTCCGTTTTCTATTAAACAAAAGAAAGTATTAAATTGGTGGGTAGAAAATTCACCAGTTAAAGATAAAGACGGAATAATAGCTGACGGTTCTATAAGAAGTGGTAAAACAGTAAGTATGTCACTGTCTTATGTGCTATGGGCGATGGAAAATTTCAACAATCAAAGCTTTGGTATGTGTGGTAAAACTATAGGATCTTTCAGACGTAATGTTCTTTTTTGGTTAAAACTTATGCTAAAAGCTAGAGGATTTAAAGTTGAGGATTTAAGAGCTGATAACTTAGTTGTGATAACTAGAAATAATACTACAAATTATTTTTATATATTTGGTGGTAAGGATGAAAGGTCACAGGACTTAATTCAGGGTATTACTTTAGCTGGTTGTTTTTTTGATGAAGTGGCATTGATGCCTGAATCGTTTGTTAACCAAGCTACAGGAAGATGTTCAGTTGATGGTTCTAAGTACTGGTTCAACTGCAATCCAGATGGACCATATCATTGGTTTAAGATTAATTGGATAAATAAAAAGAAGGAAAAGAATATATTATATCTTCACTTTACCATGGATGATAATCTTTCGCTTTCAGAAAGAGTTAAGGAAAGATATAGGAAAATGTATTCTGGTGTATTCTTCAAAAGGTACATCTTGGGCCTTTGGGTTATGGCTGAAGGTGTTATATATGATATGTTCGATGAAGAGGTGCACAAGGTTAAAACAGAAGAAAGAGAGTATTCTGAGTACTATGTAAGCATAGACTATGGTACTCAAAACGCTACTGTATTTATTCTATGGGGTAAATATAAAGGTTTTTGGTATGCAGTAAAGGAATACTATTATTCAGGAAGAGAAGAGGTAAAACAAAAAACTGACAATAAATACTATGAAGATTTAGAAGAGTTTTTAGGTGATATTATACCTAAAGCTATAATAATAGATCCTTCCGCAGCTTCTTTCATTGCTCTAATAAGAGAAAAAGGTAAATACAAAGTTAGACATGCTAGGAACGAAGTTGCAGATGGAATAAGAAAGGTATCAAGAGCATTAAATGAGATGATGATTTTCTTTAATGATTGCTGTGTTAATACATTTAGAGAGTTTTTTTCTTATATATGGGATGAAAAAGCAGCAGCAAGAGGTGAAGATAAACCAGTTAAGGAAAATGACCACTGCTTAACGGGAGATACGCTTATAGATACTGTTGAAGGGCAAATCCCTATTAAAGAACTAGTTGGCAAAGAAGGTATGGTACATTGTTTTGATGAAGAGAATGGTATTCCTACCATATCAGCTTTTTATGATGTTAGAAAGACACAAAGCAATGTAAATGTATATGAAATAAAAGTTGAAGATGGTAGAACCATAAAAGCTACAGATTATCATCCTATACTAACTCAAAGAGGTTGGGTTAAAGTAAAAGATTTGAAAACTACAGATAGTATTATTAATATAAGCGACCATATTTGATACAATTAGATATGTTATTAATATAAGGAGTGAGAATATGGTTAAGCAAATTGTTATAGATAATATTAAATTTACTAGAGATGATAAGACTGGGTACTACCTAGCTAGTAAAAAGATGAATGGGAAAAGACCTAGGTTGCATGTTTATATATGGGAAAAACATAATGGGGAAAGACCTAAAGGTTTTGATATACATCATAAAGATCATAATAAAGACAATAATGATATCTCTAATTTAGTACTTGTATCTTCAAGCGATCACACTAAACATCATGCTATTAAATATGCAGAAAGTAACTTAGATTCTATGATAGAGAATTTAAATAAAAACGCAAGACCTAAGGCTATTGAGTGGCATAAGAGTGAAGAGGGTAGAAATTGGCATAAAGAACACTATGAAAACAATAAAGATAAATTTCATGTTAAAGAAAAATATACTTGTAATTACTGTGGAGTTGAGTTTGAAACTTTTAAAGGGAATAATAAATTTTGCTCCAATAAATGCAAGTCAGCTTGGAGAAGAAAAGAAGGCTTGGACAATGAAGAAAGAACATGTTTCATATGTAATAAACCATTTATAACTAATAAATATAGCAAGGCTATGACATGTTCTAATAATTGTAGAGGAAAACTTAAATGGTTAAACAATTAAAAATAAAAAGTATTAAGTTACTTGGTAAAGAAGATGTTTATAATATGGAAGTAGAAAACCACCATAACTTTAGTGTTAATGGTGGTTTTATTGTTCATAATTGTATGGATGCTGTTCGTTATTTTGTGAATACAATTTTATTAAGAGAAGAATCAAAACCATATGACGAAAAGATTACTTCTAAAGGTAAAGGGGTTATTAAACCTAATAGAAACAATAGGAAAGGAGGTACTGTATTCTAGTGGAGCTTAATGAGATAAAAGAGAAACTTCTAAAGCTTTCTGATATTGAAAAGAAAGAAAGAAAAGAAGTTAAAAGGGATTATTTATTTTATCAAGGGAAGTCATTTGATTTAGAAGCAGCTAAAAGCAATGATGACCTATTAGGACAGAACTGGCAGATTGGTGATAATGTTGATTATACTCCTACCCAGGATATAAGAAATAAGGTTAAACCACTTCTTAAAAAACAGTCTAGGTTTATGTTTGGTAAGGAACCTACTTTAACATTTAAGCCTGATAATTTAGATGATAAAGAGATTTGTGATGAACTAAGGCTATTTATAGATGATATTCTAAGCTTTAATAAGTTCTGGAAGAAAACTAGAAAGGCCTTTTTAATGTCTACTATAGAGAAAAGAGTTTTATTAAGAGCAGAGGTAAATCCAAATAGTAACATAAGGCTAAAATATGAAAGAATAGATAACTTCTCTTATGAAGAATATGAGGATGAGCTTTTAAAGGTTACTTTCTTTGAAGAGGATTCTAATAATGTTTTCGCTGAGAAAGATGATGATAAAAGATATATCCTGCATACTTATTATTATGGGGATAAAGACACTGTAAGGTATAAAAAGGATGTATTTAATGGTACAGAACTAGATAAGCCTATAGAGTCTACAGATGAAGATACAGGCCTTGATTCTATACCATGCTGGTTAATTAAGAATGGCGGAGAGTTAGATGAGGATTTTGGAGAAAGTGATATAAGGGATCTAGTAGATCCACAAAATCAATATAATAGAAAAATTTCTGATGCAGCTGATGCTCTTAAATTCCAGATGTTTGGTTCTACTTCTGTTATAGATGGTAAAAAAGAGGATGTAGATAACATGCTTGTTGTTCCTGGTGCATTACATGCTGTTAGAACTGATGATGAAGCAGCGGCGAATGGTAAACAAGCATCTTATAGTATAAATGAGTACTCTATGCAGTCTCTAAATGCTCTCAATGAATATCTAAATAGAGCCGAGGATGATATGAGGTTTGCACTTGATATGCCTTCCATAAAAGATTTAAATAACATTCCTTCAGCTAAGGCTATGAGATACTTAAACAATGATTTAATAGCTAGATGTGAAGAAAAGTGGAGTGATTGGGGACCAATTCTTGAATCTCTAATAGAGTTCTTAGTAGATAAAAGTGATATTGCTTATAAAAAATTTAATAAGCAGTGGAAATCTCTTAACTATACTATAGACTTTAAACATAACTATCCATTACCTTCTGATGAGGAGGAAAGTAAAAAGTTAGCTATGGATGAAGTCAAAAATAGAGTAAGATCTGTTAAGAGTTATATAGATGATTTTGCTAAGGATGAGGATAGTAAGAAATCATTTAGTGAAATAATAGAAGAGGTAAAGGCATTAACCGAGGCTGAAACATCAGATTCTTTTCAAATGGGGCTAGATGGTGAATTGAATAATGATGGTGGTTTAAATGAATAATTATCAAAAGCGTGTTCTTGAAACTAGAAAAGATTTCCTTAATTTAGTTAAAGGTACTGAAAAGAATATTATTAAAGTCTACTCTAAAGCAGCTAAGGAGCTTGAAGAAAAGCTTAGAACTGCTAAGGTTGGAAGTAAAGAAGAAAAATATCTATCCTCGATGAAGAGGGAGCTTGATAACTATGTTAAAGTTCTTAGAAAAGATTTAAAAAAAGAATTAGCTAGTGGAATTAAAGAAGCTTCTAATTTAGCAGCAGGTATTCAAACTAGTTTTTTTGATAATATCTTAGAACAAAGTGTAGAGGCTACTTTCAAGCGGATGTTTTCAACTATTGCAGATGAAGCAGTAAAGCAAATGGTTGCAGCGGGGTATTACAAAGATGGTAAGACTTTAGATACAAGACTTTGGAATTTAACTAAAAAGAATGCTGAGGATATTGAGAGTTTGATAACTACTAATATTGCCAAAGGTTCTAATTCGAGGGAACTTGCTAAGTTAGTTGATAAGTATATTAATCCTAAGAAAGTTATAAAACAACAATACTTTGTTAAAGGTATGGATAAAAATATATCTTATCAAGCTACCAGATTAGCTAGAACTAGTTTAAAACACGCTTTTGATGAAAGCTATAGAAGAACAGCTGGAGCTAATCCTTTCACTAAAGGTATAAAGTGGAATCTAAGCCTTTCACATTATGATAGGCAGGTTGAAAAATGGGGCAAGGATATATGCGATGTGTACGCAACTCAAAATGACTATAACTTAGGTGTGGGAGTTTTTCCAGCTGATAAACTACCTATAAGTCATCCTAACTGTCTTTGTAATTTAACTACAGAGACTACTGACTTAAAAGATGCTAGAAAAGAATTAGCTGATTGGGTTAAAGGTGGAAAGAATGAAAAACTTGATGCCTGGATGGAGACTTACGGTAAAGAATATGGAATAGAATTATAGGAGGAAATATATATGAAAGTAACATGTGAAGAGTGTAAGAAAGATTTTCAAGCTACAAATGACATGATAAAGGAAAATTATTTAGGCTCTATGAAAACTGAGGTGACTTATAACTGTCCTAATTGTGGTAAAAAGTTCATAATAGGAGTAATGAGTACTAAGGCTAGAAAACTTAAGAGAGAGATGGAAAAGCTTAGATGTGTAATAGTTGAAAAATTCAAAATAGGCTACAAAGAATGTAATGAACAAAAGGTTATTAAAGACTTGGGAAATCAATTACTTGCTGAAATGAATAAATATAGCAGAGGGGATAAATAAGTTATGAATATACCTGAAAAAATTAGAATAGGTTCAGTTGATTATGATGTAGTCTTAACTGATGAAAATTTAGTTTTAAACGGTAGAGAAGTTTATGCCTGGATAGATTACAATTATCATTTAATTAAAATAAATAGAAATTTACAGGATAAGCAAGGTCAAGAACAAACGTTCCTACATGAGCTTATGCATGGAATAGTTAAAGAAAGAAGTTTAGAAATAGGGAACTGTGATGAAGAAACTTTAGTTGAAGAGTTAGCTATAGGATTGCATCAAGTTATTAGAGATAATCCTGGTATATTTCTAAAGAATGAGGGATAAATATGAATTTTAGCGTAGCTCTTAGGATAGGGAAAGATGGTTATGGAATACAGAGAAGAGGTTGGGGAGATAAGCATATAAAACTAAATAAAGCTACTAAGGAATTAGAAATGATTGAGGGAATATTAAGCTTGGGTTCTGATGACTTAATGGCTGATGATTGGATAGAGTATAGGAAGGATTAGTATATGAGGTTTGGATTAGAACTTGCTACAATGTTATTAGAAAAGTTTATGAGGAGGATTAAACGTGGCTAAATATATAAAGAAACCAATAGAAGTTGAAGCAATTCAATTTGTAGATGATAGTTATGGAACTTTATGTGCTATTGGTAGTTTGGGATTAAAGCCTGTAGTTTTACAAAATCCATTAAGACTTGAAATTCAAACGCTTGAAGGAATAATGTACGCAAGGCTTAATGATTATATTATAAAAGGTATTAATGGAGAGTTTTATCCATGTAAGCCTGATATATTCGAAAAAACATATATGAGAAGAGAAAATATTGGAGAAATAACTGATGGCTCCCATTCATTCAATGAATTATACTACCATAGAATGATTTTATTTTCGATTATATGTAACGATTGTTCAGATAAGGCGTGGAAAAGTTGGAAACATCATGATAATACCATGTTTGATAATTATTTTATTGTTGGAATAGATACTCCAAAAGGACAGTATTCATACCATTATCATAAAGATTATTGGGGTTTATTTGATGTTAAAGAAATAGAATTTGCTCCTGTATGGGATGGACATCAACCCAAAGATGTTACAAGATTATTAAGTTTATAAAGTCTTAGAAATAAGGCTTTTTTATTTTGCCTTTTTATACTTAGCAGGCGTAAAAGAACAAAGTAAAACTACATTGCAAGAGCAACACTTGTAAAAAGCGTAAATGGAGGGAATGAAAGGTGAAATTTGAAGAACTTTTAAAGAAACAAGGCTTAACTGATGAACAAGTTAATGCCATTCTTTCAGGGATGAAGGAAAACAAAATCTATACTACATCTTTAGAAAATGCTGAGGTTAGATATAACAAGCTTAAAGATGATAAGAAAGATTTAGAAACTCAACTTGGGAAGGCCAACAACACTATCAATGATCTTAACAAATTAAAAATAGATAATGAGGAATTAAAGTCTAAGATAGGTAACTATGAAACAGAAAAAGCTAACTATGAAAAAGCTCTAGCAGACAAAGATTTTAATTATGCTTTAGATAAAGCTCTTATAGACTATAAATGCAAAGACACTGAGCTTATTAAATCTCTTATTAAGAGAGATAGCATTAAGTTTGAAGGTGACAATGTAATAGGACTTAAAGAGCAAATGGAGACTATCCAAAAAGAAAGAGATTATCTATTTGAAAAAGAGATTAAGGGAACTGGTAGCTTTAATACTGGTGGCAATCCTGGTGGGACTGGAACAGTAACAAATTTTGCTACTGAATTAGGAAAAGCGAAAGCACAGCAATCAAAAGATGCTGGTTTAGCAAATTTTATTAAATAGGAGGATTAAGGAATATGAGACAAAGTTCTTATACAATTGGTGCGGCTCAAAAAGATATTAGGGCTATAGCTGGAGATCATTTTATAACTATACCAATGAAAGTTACCAAAACAAATGTTACTGATAAATTAGTAAATGGTGTTTTAGAGGCTGGAACATTACTTACTGCTAAAGGTGCTAAAGTAACTACTAACTCAGGAAGTAGCGATGCTTTTGGAATAGTATTTACTGATGTGGACTTCACACATTCTAAAGGAACAGAAGTTGTTCCAGTATTAATCCATGGAGTTGTTGACACTAAAAAGATAAAGCTTGATAGTGTTAATCATGCTAAAGAAATAGAAGCTTTAAAAAATATAATATTTCTTGGAGAGAAAGGAGAGTAATAGAATATGAAATTACAAGACTTTATTAACTCAAAAAACATCACTTTATACATGAAAGAGTTACCAACTGAGCAATCTGTTGATAAAGCTTTATTCCCAGCTGTTAAACAGTTAGGAACAACTTTAGAGTTTGCTAAAGGAGCTAAAAAGAAAGCTGTTGCTTTAAGAATGAGTCAATTTGATGTTGCTGCTAAGTCTAGAGCTTTAAGTGCTTCTTTAAATGTAGAAAAAAGGGAAATTCCATTCTTCAAGGAATCGTTACATTTGAAAGAATCTGATAGAAGAAATCTTATCAACGCTGCTAACTCAAACAATGAGAATTTAGTTAAAGCTTTAGCAGGACAAGTGTTTGAAAACTATGCTAACTTAATTGAAGGTGCTAATATAGTTGCTAAGAGGATGAGATGTGAGTTAATCCAAAAAGGTCAATTAAATATAACAACTGATGATGGTGATATTGTAGTTGATTATGGAGTTCCTTCTGGACATAGAAACGATAATGTTTCTCCTAAGTGGAATGTAGCTAGCACTGATATAGTAGCTGATATAAAGAAATTCCAAAAGGCTATAACTGATGATGGCTACATTAAACCAACTACTTTACTTATGACTGAAAAAACATTTGCTGACACTATAATGATTAATACTGCTATAACAAATCATTTAAAAAGTGGTGCTAATGTTAAGAATTTAATCTTAAATGAACAGGATTATATAAACTTCTTAAAAGATAGAATGGGCTTAAGTGTAGTATTCTTAGAAAACTCTACATTTATACCAGTTGAAGGTGAAGATGCTCAACCATATTACTTAGATGGATATGTAACTCTTATAAGTGGAAATACTCTAGGAAGAACAGTTTACGGAACTACTCCAGAAGAGTGGGATAAGGTTTATGGTTCTTCTAAGTTAGATACTGATATCTATGATTTAGCTATAGCTATAACAACTATGGTTAAAGAAGATCCAGTAACTATTGATACTAAAGTATCTCAATTAGTTATACCTTCATTTGAAAGAGCAGATGAAGTTTATTTTGCTAAAGTATATTAAGAAATATAGGGTAGAGGATTAATTCTTCTATCCTTTTTATTTAGGATTGGAGGAATTAGTTTGCAAGCTATAGAAAAGTTAGGAAAACTCTTACTTGAAGAAAAATATCCTTTCTTTGACTTAATAGACTTAGAGTTTTTACTACAAGAAAATAACAACGATGTTTATTTAGCTGCATATTTCGGATGTATACAGAAGTCTAAATCCAATAAGAATATTAAGGTTGGTCCTATTGAAATAGAGAAAACTGATGAAATATTTTGGCTTAGATTAGCTGAAACCTATAAAATTAAATCTGACACCTTAAATGCTACTGAAGAAAAACCAACTAGAGGTTATAAAACAAGAATGAAAAGAGCTGATGATTTATGATTGATGTAAATGAGATTAAAGAAGCAGCACTTGAAGGTATAGCCTTAAAACCAACTCATATCGTCCTAGAACGCTATGAAAAAGTTAGTAATGGTATGAATGGTTTTAGAAAAGAAAAGGTTACTGTAGGCGAATATGATGTGTTTATAGATGATTCTAAAAGGAATATTAACTTAAATACAGAAGAGGCTGGATTAAGCATTTCTACTAGAAGTCTTACATTGCTTATAGTAATAGATTCTCTTTTAGTTGGTGACTTTTTTATCCTTAATGGAAATAAGTATGAAGTTACTTATCCTGGAGAATTGGTCCAAGGAGTTTATAATGCAGATATTAAAATAGTAGGTGATACAGATGGCTAATGCTACATTTGATATAAATGGAATTGATGAAGTTATAAAAAACTTAAAGAATTTTGTTCCTAGATTAAAAGCTGCTTTAGCTTTAGACGCAGAAAATATAGCTGCTAATATGGAATCTTGGGCAAAAAACAACGGTCCATGGACTGACCAAACAGGAGATGCTAGAGATTTTATAAAGCAAACAGTTAAATGGACAAATGCTGATATTTTAATGGTTAGTTTAAGCCATAATGTTAACTATGGTATATACCTAGAGCTTTGTAATGAAGGTAAATACGCTATTTTAGAAAAAGCTATGGCAGAGTTTGGCCCAAAATTCATGGAAGGCTGGCAAGATGTTTTCAACAAGTTAGGAGCTTAATTTATGAGAAAAAGAATATTTGATTTAATTAATCCTGTGTTCCCATGCTATGCCATAGGAGAGCATAAAGGGGAATGTTTATCCCCATATGTAGTTTTAAAATTTGATAATCAGATGTCTAGCATAGGCAATAGTCAATTTGGCTGGCAATTTCTTACGCTTTTTTTATATGCTCCTTTAGGAGATATAACCGTACTAGATAACATGATTAGAACTATTAAAACTACAATGAAAGATTTTGAGTTTACAGGAGATATTGCTCCTGAACAAATAGAAGAAAGTAAGAAAGCTTATTTTAGAGTTTTAAAATATAGAATACCTAAGGAGGTTAAGTGAATATGAGCGATTTTGCAAGAGATTTAGCTCCAGCAGCATCACAAGCTGGGGGAGATTGCCTTTATAATGTTGTAAAAGTAGTTTTAGAAGAAATAGATCCAAAGACAGGGGCTGTAAAGGCAGATTCTCCTATCAAGGTCACTATTGATTGTGATAGTGAAATAGCTTTAGAGCCTATAATTTTAGAAGGTGAAACAAAAACATTAAGAGATTCTAAAAGAATATTAGCGAGAGCTAAAGAAGATGATCTGTTAGAAGGAATGAAATTAACATTAACTACAGTTAAGTTTTCTCCAACTGCTTTATCATTAGTTCAAGGGGGTAAAGTTAGAAATGGAACTACTACTCATACTGATAAGATAGTTGGATATGACGCTCCTATGATGGCAGAAGGTGGTTCTAAAACACCATTTAAAATGACAGCTTATTGTGAAAATAGAGCAGGAGACGACATTGTAAACTATGTTGCATTTACATTTTGGAAGTGTTCTGGTAAACCTATAGGATTAGAGCTAAAGAAAGAGTTCTTTGCTCCTAAAATGGAAGTTACTGCAACTGAAAATACAAAGATCAATAAACCGGCGTATAGTTTTGACTATGTAGATAAACTGCCTGGAGAGGAATAAAAAGGAGGAATAGTATAGTATGCAGAATGGATGTTTTAAATATAATTTACCTGGTTGGGGAGAAAATGATGTATTTGAGTGTGTTTTAAAAACACCGTCTATATTAGATTTAGCTTCAAAAGGGAAAATACCTAACCCTTTAATAGGGCCTATTGTAGCTCTGTTCAAAGGAGAACTTAAGGAAGATATGAATAGTCTTGAAGGTTTAAAAAACGTTAATGAATTAGCAGAGTTTTTCTGTGATGTATGTCTTGTTGAACCTACATATTCTGAACTAAAAGAAGCTGGTGGGTTAACTGATAAACAAAAAATTCATATTTATATGTTTGCAACTAGAGGTGTTAAAGCTCTTATACCCTTTCTTAAAGAGTAGTGAATTTCCGCTGTTCTTAAACTTGGTACAAACATATGACTTAAGACCATCTGAGGTTATGGGGATTGAAGATACTTATGTAGCTTACTGTTTTGATCAAGCGTTATTGGAATATGTATTTAGAATAAGAAAAGGTGAAAACCCACTTAATGATAAACCTAAAAAGAAAAAAATACGCAATTCGATGGAAGAAAATACAGGTATGAGACTCCTAATGAATTTACAAAAAAATTGAATATTTTAGAATAATATGGTATACAATATATTATAATGAAATATTTAGGGGGACAAGTATGAAAAGAACAGCTGAGTTTGTGCTAGGACTTATAGGAGGAATTTTAGGAGCTCTTATCTCATTTCCTACATTTATTTTTATGGGATTTATGCCTGTTACTGATTCATTCTCAACTATAGCTTGGGTAACTAATGGTATTGCTACTGTTATAGCTATTGTAGCTATAGTATTTGCAAGTTTAGTTAATAAGAAAACTAAACTTTCAGGGATCATGATGATAATAACAGGAGTTGGATTATTCCTTTGTAACTTCTTTAATGTAATTTCAACAATACTATTGTTGATTGCAGGAATAATGAGTTTAGTTAGAAAAATTGAAAAAATAGAAGCTTAATTTAAAAGACACTTTTAAAGTGTCTTTTTTTTATGCCTTCTTTTATAAGGAGGTGGATATTATAAGTGCAGATTTAGGAAGTATTTATGCAAGTATGAGTTTGCGCTTAGGGGATTTTCAAGGAAATATAAATAGTGCTATCCGTGGATTTGAGGAATTAAACAACGCTGGTAAAAAAGTTAAGGGTGGAGTTCAATCTGCTGGAGAATCTTTAAGTAAAGCTGGTAAAGAAATATCTGCATTTGGTGGTAAAATGACCAAAACAGTAACGCTTCCTATAGTTGGGGCTGGAGCCGCTGCTATAAAAATGGGTATGGATATGGAGGCTGGCGCGGTGAAAGTCAGCACTGTGGCAGATATGACCAAGATATCAATGGAGGATATAACTTCAGGTATTAAAAATCTGAGTAATGAAACTGGAGTTAGTACAAATGAGTTAAACGAGGCTCTTTACAATGCTATCTCAGCTTCTGTTGATACTGCAGATGCTATGGAGTTTGTTGGTGATGCTACCAAGTTAGCTAAGGCTGGGTTCGCAGATATAGGATCAACCATTGACGTATTAACAACTATAATGAACTCTTATGGTTTAGAGGCTAGTGAAGTTACAAGAATTTCCGATGTTTTGATACAATCTCAAAACTTGGGAAAATTGACAGTTCAACAATTATCATCATCTATGGGTAAAATAATTCCCACAGCTAAAGCTGCTGGTGTAGGTATAGAACAAGTTTCGGCTGCTTATGTAGAAATGACTAAAAATGGGGTTTCTGTTGAAGAATCTACTACATACGTAAACTCTATGTTAAATGAACTTAATAAGAGTGGAACTAAAGTAGATAAGACATTAAGGCAAATTAGTGGTAAGAGTTTTAAAGAACTTATGGAAAGTGGTGCGAGTGTTGGTGATGCACTTGCTATCTTAGATAAACATGCTAAGTCTAACGGTAAAACTTTAGGAGATTTATTTGGTTCTTCTGAAGCTGCTAAAGCTGGTTTTATATTAGCTGAAGAAAGTGGAGAAAAATTTAATGAAACTCTTAAAAAATTAGGAAGTAGTGCAGAATCCACTGAAGAGGCTTTCGATAAAGTTAGCAATACTACTCAAGCTAAGTTCATGAAAACATTAAACGAAAGTAAAAATTCATTGATGGAATTTGGAACTAAGCTATTGCCGATTGTAGATAAATCTTTAGATACATTTGGAGGGTTGTTAGATAAGTTTAATGAATTAAGTCCTTCTACTCAAGAGTGGATTCTTAAAATGACCATGGGCGCTGCTGTTGTTGGTCCTGTTGCAAGTGGAGTAGGTAATTTAGTATCTGGAGCTGGCGCTTTAATAAAAGCTGGCCCTAAACTAGCTAGTTTCTTTGGGGTATTTAGTGGTGGAGCTACTGTTGCTGCTGGTGCTGCAACTACCGCTGGAAGTGCTGCTGCTGTTGCAGGTGGTGCTACAGGATTTGGAGCTTTGGCTGGTGGTATTGGTGGAGCTTTAGCTACTGTTGCTCCTTGGGTTGCTGGTGCTGCTGTTGTTGGTGGTGCTGCTTATGGAATATATAAAACTTTAGACCAGGATGTTGTCCCAGCAGTTGATATGTTCAAAGATAGTTGGGTAACTGTAACTGATACTGTAAATGGTACTGGTGAGGTAGTTTCTTTAGAGACTATGAAAATAAGTGAAGGTACTAAGGAAGCAGTACAAGGTTATTTGAATTTTAGAGATGAAAGCTTAACTGCTCTTAGAGAGTGGGGCACTGGTATAGTTGAAATAACAGATGAAAGTTTATTAAGTTGGATTACTAAAAACAATGAGTATACTGAAAGTCTAGTAGCAACTAATAATCAAAAAAGAGAAGAGGAACTTATTAAAGTAAGTGAGTTTTATCTTGGACTAGAAGGTTTAGATCAAGCTAGTAAAGAAGCTCTTATAAGACAAAATGATGCTTATTACACTGAGTTAAATACAAAAGTAGAAGAAGCTACAAATGCTCAGAATGAAATAATAACTAGAGTTAAAAATGGAGAAATAGAACTTAACGCTCAAACTATGAGTGAGATACTAAATCTTGAAAATTCTAAGGCTGATAATGTAATAAGGATACTTTCAGAAGAGGAGAAGGAAGTTGCTATTTTACAACAGAGAATGAAGGAAAATAGCATAAGAGAAACGACTGAACAAGCATCTGAAATAATTAAAAAGTCTATAGAAACTAAAGAAGGAAAGATAAAAGCAGCTCAAGAGGAGTTTGAAGGTGTTATAAAGTTCTTAGAAGAGCAAAAGAGCAAAGGGATTGTAATAAGTGATGAACAGTACAATGAAATTATAGATACTGCAAGACAAAGAAGAGACGAAGCTATTTCTACAGCAGAAGAAGAGAAAAATGGTGTAGTTCAAAAGCTAGAAGAAATGGGAATAGACTTACAAAATACAGTAGATACAGATACTGGAGAAATTCTTAGTAAGTGGGATGTATTCTGGAGAGATGTAAAAGGAATATTTACTACAGGTGGAAATGATGCTAACACTGAGGCTAGTAGAGCTGGTGATAAGGTTAATCAAACTATGAGTACATCTATGTCTAGTATGGAAAGAACAGTTGGTACAAGTGTTGATAATGCTTCTAGAAAGCTAGGAGGATTAGCTAATGATATACACAATATTCCTAACTCTAAAACTGTAAATATAACTGTTAATGAAACTTTTAAGCAATATGGAAGACCTACAGCTGGTGGAAATCAAATGGGACGATATAATACTGGTACTAGAAGTTTCGAAGGTGGAAGAGCTATAGTGCATGATTCTATGACTATGGGAACAGGAGAAATAATGGACCTTCCAGGTGGTACTAGAATTTACCCGCATGACGTATCTATTCAAATGGCTAGAGAAGCAGCTAAAGAAGTTGCTAAAGAGTTTGCTAAACAGAATAAACAAACTTCAAGCGGTGGTAATTTAACCCTAAGCATTAAAGAGTTTATAAACAATAGAGAGCAAGACATTGAAGATTTAGCTGATGAATTAGCTTTCTATTTAAAAGAAAGAGGATTAGGAGGTGCATGATGCAATACTTTGTAAAAGAAAAAGATCTTATAACTTTTGAATATGGAGGTGTATCAAGCGCCTTCTATCATTTATATGTAGTAAAGCAAAATGGGTTGTATGATAGTTTTCAAAGAGATTTAGAATTTATAGAAGTCAAAGGTCGTGATGGTGATCTTGTTATAGATAATAAAAGAAGAAGAAGTAAAACTATTTCTTTAGAATGTTTTATAGATTTAGAGAAATCAAAACTACCTTTGGAAACTTTATCTGAAAATATAGAAGAATGGTTACAAGGAGAGGTAGCTTATAAGAACCTTTCTTTCAGCAACAATGAAAAAATATTTAAAGCTATATGTGTTAATAACTTAAGCATAAATGAAGTTATTAAAAATGTAGTTGATGTACAAATAAGATTTAAGATTCAACCAAGTTAGGAGGTGGGGTAGTGATAAAGTTATATGATAAAACTGGTGAAGTTCTTATAGGGGAGTTGGAGGATTGTATTTCTTGTAATGTAACTGAGGTTAGAAATGGAATCTTTGATGCTAGATTAGTTTATCCAGCTATGAGATTAATTTCTAATAACTTAATAAAAGAAAATATTATAGTTTGCAAAGCTAGTGATATTCTTTTAAATCAAAAGTTTAGGATTTTTAATGTTAAGAAAAAACATTCAAACACTATTGAAGTTATAGCTAGACATATATCCTTTGATTTGCTTTATGACTTTATAGAAAATATAAATATAGTTAACCAAAGCTGTGAGTATGCTCTTAATACTATATTTAGAAATTCACAGTTTTCTAGACACTACAAAGGGCACTCAGACATCATTAATGCTCAAGACTATAATATGTCTATGGCGAACTGTTTGAACGCTATAGCGGGCAAAGAAGGCTCAATTATAGATACCTATGGCACTGGTGCAGAGATATTGAGAGATAATGAAAATATTCACGTTCTAAATAGGCGTGGACATGATAATAGTGTAACAATAGAATATGGTAAAAACCTAGAAGGTTTTGAGTGTACTGAGGATACCACAGATTTAATAACTAGGATATATCCATTTGCGAAAAAATCTACTACAGATGGTGAGACTACTATTACTCTTAATGAGAAATTTGTTGATAGCCCAAGGATTAATCTTTACTCACACCCTTATATTAGAGAGGTTGATTTAACTTCTAAATTTAAAGATGAAGATGAAATAAACCAAGCTAAATTAAAGTTAGAAGCGGAAAAATACTTTATAGAAACTAAGTGTGATATTCCTAAATTAACATTTAATTTAAAACCTGTTCCACTTTCAAAATGTGTTGGATTTGAAAATTTAGGGGAAAAACTTTCTTTATGTGACATAGCTACTATAAATCATAAAATATATGGAATAACTACTCAAGCTAAGGTTATTAAAACTGTATTTAATGTTCTTACAGATAGATACGAGAATATACAACTTGGTGATCCTAAGGCATCTTTAGGAGATTTAATTGGCGGGAATAGTGGTAATACTCCACAAGTAGGTCCACCTGGTCCTCCTGGTCCTCCTGGGCAAGATGGTAATATAGGAGATTTTCCTGATAGCTTACCAGCTATCCCACAACTAACTGCTAACGTATTAGGGTTTGCTAGTGTAGATTTATCCTGGACTTATGAGAATAAAGTCTATTATAACTACCAAGTTTTTGCTTCTAAAACAGAAAACTTCGAGCCTAATATGTTTGATTTAATTTTTGAAGGTCAAGCAAGTTCATTCTTACATCAAGTTAAACCTGATGAGACTTGGTATTACAGAGCAAGAGCTGTTAATACTCACGGTAAAGCAACTGAATTATCTACTCAAGTGAAAGTTACTACTAAAAAAGTAGATGACTTTGAAAATTACTTCTCTAGTATGGCTATTCAAAATTTAGTCACTGGTATATTTACAGTTGATTATATGACAGCAGGTATTGTAAAAGGCAATTGGATAGATGCTAAGAATCTTTCTGTTACAGATGGTAATGGTAAAAGAACTTTAGACATAGATAGTTATGGGAATGTTAATTTAGATGTTAATAGTTTAAGTATAAGATCAAAAAAAGTTCTAAATGAAGAGGAGCTAAACAAAAATCTTGATATAAATTTATTAAAAAATACTCTTCCGCATAATAATACTGAATGGCAAGCTTTAAATGGTTCAGTATCTTTTGTAACCAGTGATACAGAACTTAAGATTCATATAATAAACACAACTAAACAAGCTGATGCTATATTAATTCAAGAAAATGATAAAAATATTCTGGTTGATTGTGGCTATAATTCTACTATTAATATAGTTATCGAGTATTTAAAAAATAACGGAGTAGGTGAAATTGATTTATTTATAGCTACTCACGCTCATGCGGATCACGTAGGAGGGATAGAAGCTATATGTAACAACTTTACTATAAAAGAGGCTATATATAGAGAAGCAGATTGGAATATAGTTGACCAAATAGAACCAGAAGGTTGGGGAACTAGTGCAGTGCATAGAAAAATGCTTGAAGTATTTTTAGCTAAAGGTATAAAACATAGAGAAGCTAAAATTATTGATGTAATAAAGATAAGTAATAATGGTGAATTAAGATTAATAAACACTACTAACGAAGTCTATGATGAGTATAATACTAGAAGTTTAGGTGTTCTGTATACTCATTACAATCATAAGATTCTCCTTGCTAGTGATATGACTATAGAAAGTGAAAAGCACTGTTTAGGAGAGATAGGAAAAATTGATGTTCTTAAGGTAGGTCATCATGGTGCAAATGGCTCAAACTCTGAAGCTTATTTAGAGGAAATTAAACCACAATGTGGATTAATTACAACTATGAACATAGATCATATAGATAGAAAAAAAGCACTAGGATGCTTACAATGGGAAGGGATTCCTATTTATGATACTGGGACGAATGGAACTTTTGTAATTACTTCAACCAAAGAAGATATTTCTGTAAGTGGCTTAAATGTAGAATATAAATTAAAGAATCAGTGGTGGTATAGAAGGACTATAAATAATTTTGAGGAATGGGTTTATTTTAAATCTGATGGAAGTATAGCAAGGAATGAAACTGTAACAATAGGAGGAGGGCTTTATGAATTTGATGAAAATGGAATCTGTAAAGAACCTTACTAATACTAATGATAAAAAATATATAAGACTTATAGCTCCTTCTGTCATAACTAATACTTACTCAGCTTTAGTAACAAGTGAATTTAGTATTGTAAATGATAAAAAATATATATTACATTTCAAAGCTATAGTTTATAAAGATATTAATATAAAGATTAAATTTAGAAAAAATACTGGTGAAATAGTTGATATTGGAGAAATAAATTTAAATGACTGCGAAGTAATTCAAAGTGTTAATGGAAGAAATGAATATCATTGTGTTTTTAAATTTTTAAATACATTTGATTCAATTGGCAATATTTTAATAGGCACAGATTTAGATTCAAGTTTTCAGGCTAATGAAAAAATAATCGATATAAGGGAAGTAGCTTTACAACAAGGAATATTATTACTTCCGTATACACCAGGTAGTGAAGAATTTAATAACGCAACTGCAGAATTAAACTCTAAATTTGAACTATTAGCTGAAAAAGTAAAAACTTCTGTATCAAAAGTAGAGGGATCTATTGCCGATTCAGTTGAGAGTATATCAGTAGTTAAGCAAGAAGTTGATAATCTTGAAATTAATTTTGATAAAAATATAAAAAATTCTTCAGGTAAAAACTTTGTTGACAACTCTGAGTTTGCTAGTATGGATTTAACAAGTTGGTCAAAGTGGGGAAGCGGAACAACACCTATTGTTTGGGGTGGTAATATTCAAAGTGGTCATGAATATGCTTGTAAAATAACTACTACAGATACTAACCAAGGATTAGAACAGCAAATAACAGGATTAGAAATTGACGAATGGTACACTTGTAGCTGCAAAGTATGGACTGAAAATGGAGTGCAAGGTATTTGCGTTAGAAATGCTGGCGTTTGGAACGGTGAAATATTTGAAGGAGATAATAATAAATGGACAACTATCAAATTCACTTTTCAAGCTAAAGAAAATACCACATGGATACATTTAGGGTCTATTAATTCAAATTGTAAAAATGGAGTGACTTGGTTTACTGGAATTCAAATTAGAAAAGGGACTAAACTTTTAAATTGGATTCCGAATGCAAATGAATTGTACACCGCTCACCATAGATTTGACAAAGACGGGCTTAGAAGCGAATTTGAAGATGGTACGCATTCAAGCATCGGGAGAAAAGGAATTGAATGGTTTGATGCTAATAACATGAGTCACGCATATCATTGCCTTATGGAAGTTGGTATATTTAACCTAAGACAGTACGGTAATGGTAACTGGACAAGTATTAAGATACAATTACCAGCTTATTTCAGAAATAAATATTTTAAAGCAATAGCTTTTCCAGCAGGATATTCAACAGGTCAAACTAATTTGGACACGTTAACAATCCAAGTACAGAGCTATGATATTGCAAATGCTACATTTACTATACAAGCCTTTGCACATTCTCAGAATGGAGAATATCAAAACAATATCAATATTGCTTGGATGGCTACAGCATAAAGGAAGGTGATAACATATGAATAATAAAATGACTATATTTTATTCTAAAAACACTGGAAACATAGAAGGTGTTTTTAGTGGAGAAGTTGACTTTGATGTATTTGTAGATAGAGAGGAAGATATAAAATCATACTGCATAAGAAGCGTAGTAGAATACAATGGAGAATTTTTAGCTTTATTTTATAATTACAAAGTTAATTTAGAAACAAATACTATTGAATTAAAAGAACAATTAAAAATATCACTTTAGAATAATGAATAAAGGAGGTAATGTATGCTAAAAAAACTTTTTCTTGATTTAAACAACTTTAAATCTAACTTAGGTAGTGTTGAGCGCGGGGATAGTATAGAACTTAATATTAAGTTGCTAGACAGTGAAGACTACTCTAGAAGTAAATTTAGAGTGTTAGGAACTAAGGGTGATGGTAAATATGTAGAACAAATTGAAGGTATAAACTTAGAAGAAAAAGACTTAAAAGTTATTTTAGAAGATCAATTTGTTAATTGTGAAGGTATAGTTAAATTAGAACTCAATGTAGTATCTGGAGAAACAGAAATTACTACTAAAGAGTTCTATTTTTTTGTTTCAAATACAATGAATGCAAGTATCATTGATAGTGCCGACTCATTACCAACACTTGAAAAAGTATCTAAATACGTTGATGATGCTGTTAACAATTTAGAAACTTTAAAAGGAGCTAGTGAAGATATAACAATTATAAATTCTGAATTTAAAGAGAATGAAATAAAAAGAAAAGCTAATGAAATGTTAAGAGAAAAAAATGAAAAAGCTAGATTGCAATCTGAAGATATTAGAATTACAGGAGAAGAAGAAAGAAAAACAAATGAGCTTGAAAGAATACAAGCTGAAAATGATAGAAAAGTTTCTGAGAGCAACAGAAAACTAGCAGAAAATACAAGAAAAACTAATGAAGCTGCAAGGGTAGAGGCTGAATTAAATAGACAGTCTTTATTTGAAGAAAATGAAGAAATAAGAAATTCTAATGAGAATTTAAGAATAGCATCTGAAAAAGAAAGGATTAAATTTAACAGTGAAGCTAAGACTGATGAACTAAACAGAAAAGAAGCTGAAAAAAACAGAGTTTTAGCTGAAGAAGAAAGAAAAACATCTGAAGAGTCTAGAGTAGCAGCTGAGGCTATAAGACAAAATACTTATACTGATTTTAACGATTCTGAAGTGGAAAGAAAAAATAATGAAATTAAAAGAGAAGAAGCTGAAGCTTTAAGGGTTGAAGCTGAGACTAGAAGAGATAATCTTTTTTCTGAAAAAGAAGAGGAAAGAAACACTTCATTTATTGAGAGCGAAAAAGTTAGAAATGCTGCATTTAACAAAGCTCAAAATTCCAGAAACACAACTTTTGAAGAAAGTGAAACTGTTAGGGAAGAAGCTTTTAAAATATCTGAAAAAGCTAGAAATGATGCTGAAGAACTAAGAGTTACAGCTGAGAGTGAGAGAGTTAAAGCTGAAAAGTTAAGAGTTGATTCTGAGAAAGCTAGAGTATTAGCAGAGGAAGAAAGAAATACTACTTTTATCCAAAAAGAAGAGGAAAGAAAAGCTACTTTTGAAGAGGCTGAAAATACTAGAAAAGTAGCTGAGAGTAAAAGAGTTAAAACTGAAAGTTCCAGGGTGGAAGCGGAAAAGCTTAGAGTAACAGCAGAAACTGGAAGAGTAGAGGCTGAAAATTTAAGAGTTACAGCAGAAGATGAAAGAGTAGCTGCGGAGACTAAAAGAGAAGAAGGATTTAATAAGTTCGAGGGTAAAATAAATGCTAATACAGAAGAGTTAAAGAACGCTAGATCCGCAACAACAGGAGAGCAATTTGATACTCTCGATGAAAGAATTGACCACGAGATAGATAGACTTAATAAAAAAATAGAAGTTTCTATGCTACAACAAGAAGACAAAGAAAGTCATGTTATAGAAAATACTGTTGAGGGTATGACTAAATATATGGTTATAAAGGGTAGGACTTTAAATAACTTATTTAATTCAAAAGTTGCAGCTCTAATTGAGGGGGTTAGTTGTTCCAATGGTGTATTTGATTGGAATGTAAGCACAACAAACAACTTGATGAACTATAAAAAGATGCAAGTTGAGGATGGCGTTAAATATACTGTTATATGTAATGTTATTGAAAATACTTTAAGTTCAATGACTAGAAATACAGTTAGATTAATTAGGCAAGAAAGTTATGGGGATGAAGTATTTCTCCCAGAAGGATTTACTACTGGTATATTTAAAACTTCATTTACTACAAACAAGAATAATGCTGAAAAGTGGGTGGAAGATAATGCAAATATATTTATAATAAATGCAACTGGAAGGATAAAATTTTCTTTAATGGTTATAAAGGGAGATATAGATTTTATTCCAACTCATTTTGAGGGTATTAAATCATTAGGAGGACAAGAAGACAAAATTAGTATTTTAAGTAGTGGGAAGAATCTATTAAAGCCGCCTTCAAAGGAACAAACTTTACCCTTAACGGATAGTTATCCAGAAGTTACAATTACAACTGATGGAAAATATATTTTAACCGGGGCTTCAACAACAAATGGTGGTCGTCATAGTTTTAAAGGTTTAACTCCGCCTATAATGTTAAAAAGGGGGAAAAAATATAAATTGAATGGGAAAGATTTAAAAAATGTTTACCTATGGATTAATAAAGTTTCTGACAATTCACCATTATTCAACAATAAAAGTGATGTTTATACTGCCGATGAAGATATTGAAGTGTATTTTGGCATTAACTATACTGTTACAACTTATGACAATCTTGTAATAAAACCACAGTTAGAGGAAGGTATGCAAGCTACTGATTATAAACAGTATAAAGAATATAAAAGGGATATTTCATTGCAAGAATTTGGATTTGATGAAGGACTTAAAGGGATAAATAGTGCAACAGATGAACTTAACACTATAAGAAATGTTGCTATTAAAAGAATAGGTAAAAGAGAATATAGAGAAGGTGATTTGTTACTAGAGAATATAATAACAGATAAAGTAAATACTTATTATGTTTTAGAAGAACCTATAGAAACTCCTTTAATTGAAAATATAAATATAAAAACCTTCGGAGAAAGAACTTATATTAACTTTGAAAACAACATTACTGGTACAAGTAGTTTTAAGGTTCCAGTAGATACTACTGCTACTATCACAAGATTAAATAGAGAAAATAGAACTTTAGAAAAAGAGAATAGAAGTTTAAGACAAGATTTTGAATCAACTACATTAACACTAACTTATAGTGATTTAGAACTTGTAAAGCAAAATGTGGATATGGACTTCAGATTAATGGAAGTAGAATTTGCTTTAGATATCCCTTTAGCAATTCTAAGTTCAAATATAAAATTTAAAAATAAGAAAGGTGAAGTGAAAAGTATGGCAAGAACTCCTTATGAAATGATGAAAATAGTTATCTTAAGCGGAGATTATGACAGAGAGGATTATATGCACAAAGTTGGAAAGTACTATGAAAGAGGAAGAATGACTAAAGAAGAGCATGATGAATTAATGAGTTTAATGACAGCAGATGAAGTAATAAGTAAGTAGAAATTTAATAAATAGATTAGCAATAAGATTAGAGCTTAAAGCTCTTTTTTTATTGCTTTTTAAAATAATAAAAAGAGGTGTATAAATGGAAAAATTATTTGATTACATTAAACTATTCATAATAGCATTAGGAACTGGATTCACTTGGTTATTTGGTGTATGGGATATACCTTTAGTAGTGCTAGTTGTTTTTATGGTGTTAGACCAATTAACTGGTGTAATTAGAGGGTATGTAAATAAAGAATTAAGCAGCGATGTAGGACTTAAAGGAATAGCACGAAAATGTGTAATACTTATAATTCTTATAGTTGCTGTTATGCTAGATAGATTACTTAATACTGGAAGTTGGATGTTTAGAACAATGGTGGCATATTTTTATATAGCAAATGAAGGGATTAGCTTATTAGAAAATTGTGCAAGTTTAGGAGCACCTATTCCAGAAAAATTAAAAAATGCATTAATACAACTTAAAGAAGGTAAGAAAAAAGAACCAATAAATGAAAATATATAAGTTAAAAGGATCTGCAAAGATCCTTTTATTATTTTAAAAATTAATTTAATAGGAGTGATTGATATGAGTAAAATTTTTGGATTAGATGCAGGACATTGTACAAGTGGAGCAGATACTGGAGCACAAGGAAATGGATATAAGGAGCAAGATTTAACAAGACAAGTAGTTACTTATTTAAGTGAATACTTAGAAAAAGAAGGACATACAACTAAGTACTGTCATTGTAACAGTGCTAGTACTGTAAATGAAAGTTTAAGATATAGAGTTAATAAAGCTAACTCTATAGGTGTAGATTATTTTGTTTCAATCCATTTGAATGCAGGTGGTGGAGTAGGAACAGAAACTTATATTTGTGCTAGAGGTGGAGAAGCAGAAAGAGTAGCTAAAAGAGTTAACTCTAAATTAGTACAGTATGGTTATAGAGATAGAGGTGTTAAGGTTGGTAACTTATATGTAATTAAAAACACTAATGCACCAGCTATATTAGTAGAAATTTGTTTTATAGATTCTTCATCAGATATAGCTAAATTTAATGCTAAGGCTATTGCTAAAGCTATTGCAGAAGGTTTATTAGATAAAATTATAGATGAGGTTGAAAAAAAGCCTGAAAGCGTTCCAGGCAATGCAGAAAACTCTAACACATACTTTAGAGTTGTAGTTGGAAGCTATAAAGACAGAGAAAATGCAGTAAAAAAACAAGAAGAATTAAAAGCTAAAGGTGAGGATAGTTTCTTATTAGCTTATAAAGAATAGTAAAAAGCAAGGTAGGTTAATTCCTACCTTGCTTTTTTTACTTAGTTTATATTTTAAATATATTCTCTTTTATAAATTTTATTCTTTCTAAAAATTCTTTTTCTTTTTTTTCTATCCATAGGTTATAAGCTTCTTCTTTGGTTACACTGTATTCTTTTATCTGTTCGTATTTTTCTCCGTTTATATCACATTCATATATAAATTCTAATGCATCATCATCTTCGAATACATATTCCTTACCGTCTTTGATGTATCTTTCAGAACGATATTCTTCAAGTATTTCATCTATTTCTATTTTTATTTTTAAAGCTTCCTTATAGCTTATAGCTACTGCCATAGTATTCTTTTCATATAAATCTATAATATCCTTTGCTAGTTCTTGTTCCGTATAACCAAATTTGAATCCATCGAAATTTCCTTCTAGTGTAAATGTTGGTACACACACAACACACATTTTCAAATTACTTTTAGATTCAAAATCCATTATGTGATTGTAACTTTCTTTTACAAATTCCTTAACTTCTGTTTTCAATATCTTTCTCATATTTCTCAACCCCTAACATTATCTTTAACTATATATCACTACAAATGTAGTAACAAATCAATAGTTTTTCAAAAAAAGACTAAGCTTTATGCCTAGTCTTAAAAATCCAAGATAAAAATCAATTTGTAATAACCTGTTGTTCTAAATTTAATACTAATCTGATTAAAGATTTTTTAATAGAAAAAATAAGTTTTTCTTTAGTAAAATCATGCCAATCTTTTTCAATGTTTTTATAGATCAAGTCATTTTCTTTAAGCATAATAGCATTATTATAACTATAATATTTATAATAATACTCTGGATAATTCTTTTTATAAAAACTTAATGCTGGATCATCTTCACATTCTAGTTTGTATAAATGTGGTGGAAGAAAACATTCTATTTCTTTTCTTAAGAAAAATCTAGTAGTTTCACTCATTTCTTCTATTTTAACTTCAGTATTATTTCTAAATTTTTTATTTCCTATATCAGCATTTATTTTAGAGATAATAAATTCTTCACCTTTTCTTACTTGATAAGGAATATAATCACTCTTTAAACTTTCATAAACATCAAGCATACCATTTTTATCTATTGTAATTAAATAAGCATACCCAGGTTTTTCAGGGTGTAAAACTGAATCAAAATAAACATCTTTTAAATCTATTTCAACAAATTTCTTTATACCGTCAATATCATTTAAAGTGTCTTTTAAAACTTTAACAACTTTAGACATTTTAGCCCTCCACTTATTAATTACTATTCTTCTTCAATTCCAAACTTATCAATTAATTTCTCTATACCTGGGATTACTTCATCAAACAAGTAATCTTCTAGACAATCTTCTAAACACTCTTCCATTTCTTCTTCTTCACACTCTCTAATAAAATCATCGAACTCTTGAAAAGTTTCTAAAATATCCTTAAGCGTAATATTCTCCTCATCGTTTAAAATACATTCAGAATTTTTTATTATATCAAACATTCGATCGCCTCCAGAAATATAATTAATATAGAAAATTATAGCTATACATTACCATTTAATATATTATCAACTTCACTCAAAGTCTCATCATCAGGTATATTAAGGACATTTTCCTTAGTTTCTTTTTCATAGCTTTTTTCTAAATTTTCTTTTTCTTGGATTTTTATTTTCTTTGTGTCTGAATTTATCAAATAAGTTACATAAGCGCTAAAATCAAATCCCAGCTCAGCAGCTCTTCTTAATCCTCGCTTTAATATAGCTTCTTCTAAACTTAAATTTCTCTTAATTTTTGCCAAACTTACTCACCCCTAATGTGTAGAAAGCTTTAGCATTTGTATATATCGTATCTTTATCTAGTTTCTGTCCTAAATTGTTAGCTAATCTTAGAGAACCGCCACCTATCCATATACGTTTACTTACATTAAACTCTTTTATAGACTCTAGTCTATTTAATATAAGTCCAGTATGTTGTTTTAAAATTTTCTCTATTAAAGTATCTATTTCTACAGGATCACCTTTTATATATATAACCTGAGAATCAAGAAGATCATCTGCTCTAAGAACATCATAAGCAATACCGTGTTCATTTTTAATTTCAGTAACTAAAGCTTTACCTAAAATGTTCATTCCAAGCTCAAAAGTTTCTAATTTTTTTAATTTTTTGTTGTTAAAATAAGCTACATCAACTGTAAATCCACCTACATCTATTACACAAACATCTCCACGAAGCTTTTCAGGTTCTAATAGTAGCACACCTGCTGATTGCGGAAATACTATTACTTCTTTAATAGTAAAATGTTTTGGTTTACCATTTAATACTATATCTACACTTTTATCTTTTAACTCATTTATTAAAGAATCCTTTTGTGAGTTATAATAAGATGCTGGAAGTCCAGTTACTATTTTCACGTCATCATCAACAAATTGATCTTCTCCCATAGCCATTGCTACAGCTGTAAATAAACATAGTTTAAAGTTAAGAGAATCAATTTTATTTACATTGTTATCATATAAGCTAGTATCACTATTTTCCCCTATTGTATAATCTTTTCCTTTGTACTGTACATGAATTGAATTGCATACATCTAAAATACCTTCTTGGATAGTGCTCTTAAAGTTTGAACCACCATTTTTTGTCCAAACTTTAGTATGAGAATATCCTACATCTACACCTATTTTCATAAAAATCTCTCCTTAAATTGTGTTTAATAAATTATATGCCTATTATATACATATTGTGCGCATATTTTAAAGCTTTTTCTAAAAAAAATATTTTTATGCGCATAATAGGTTTATATCATAAACATATTGTGCTTATATTTATATTCCAAAATGAATAGTATAAGCATATCATGCGCACAATATGTTTATATAGAATTTAAAGCTAATCGTATCCATTTTGCGATTAAGTCTCTATTACCTTTGTATTTTTTATAATTTTTATATTCTTTTTCAGTGACTCTAATACTAATTATTCTACTTAGTTTTTCATTATCAGGAACTTTTGGTAGAGTCATGTTTACACCCCCTAAAATATGTTTACATACATTTTAACATATTTTGGAAGAAAAGAAAGTATAAAAAAGTCTTGTTAGAAATCAAATCCAACAAGACTTTATAACTAAAAAATTAAAATTATCCACAAATATAACTAACGGTTATGAGAAGATGTGGATAATTATAGACAAATTATTACCAAATGTGCTAAAATTAAATCAATAATTTAAAGAAACGGGATATAAAGCAAAAACCCATCAAGTTCGAAGTTTTAGCGGACCGAGAACTTGATGGGCCATCCCTAGAGAAAGTATCTCTAAATGTTTTACATATTTATTATACGTTTATTTTATGATAAATATGCCTATTTGTCAAATAAATTTATAATATATTTGTTTAATTTAGGATACTTTCTCTAGAATGAAAATTTGTTTTTTATTCTATGAGGAGGTTTTTTTATGTCAGAAAACGCTAGATCAGGTCAATTCAGAAAAAAGAAAGTCTACTTTACACAAGTAAGTAATGTAGCTTTAAGAGATCCTAAACTTAGTTTGAAAGCAAAAGGCCTATATGCTTTAATACAAAGTTATCTTACAATAGAAGATTTTACTTTATATAAGAATACATTGAAGAAGCATCTTAAAGAAGGAGAGAAGGCTTTTGAAAACTCCTGGAAGGAACTAAAAGATGCTGCATATCTAATTCAGTACAGAATGCAAGATCCAAAAACAAAACATTTTTACTATGAATATGAATTATTAGATGCTCCAGATGTAGAGCTAGCTAATAAAGTACATAGTTCTCAAAACAGAAAAAAACATGAAGAAAAAATCCATACCCCTAAAAAGGTAGGTATGGATAAAAAAGATGAAAAAAATAAAAAAGCCATACCTACCAAAAGGGAAGGTATGGATAATGGATATAATGGGAAAGTGGGGGTACATAATAATACTAATACTAATTATACTGACTTAAGTAATACTATGAGTAATAGTAGTAGTACGGAATCAATAGAGGATTTATATAAATTATTTGAAGAAACATTTGATAAGAAACCTTCTAGTTATATGAAAAATAAACTATTGAAATTTATAGATCAAACCAACTTAAAATTTGTTGCTGAAGTTTTACTTTATTGTTCAGAGCATAATGCTAAAGCTCCATCTTACTTATTTAAAACTTTAGAAAATTTAATAAACAGAAATATAACTACTATAAAATTATTTAAAGAATCAATTGAAGGTCATTATAAAGAATTAGAAAGTAAAAAGAAATCACAAAAAACAAAGACTAATAAAGTGATATCAAGACCGGTGAACTTCACTCAAAGACCTTATACAAGTGAGGATTATTCTAAAATAGAACAAGAATGGCAAGAAGCCTTATGGGGAGATTCGATTTTCGAGTAAAAAATTTTTTTTTTAAAAGTGTAGCAATTTTTAAATTCTTACATAGTATGTACTATAAGCAATGCTAACAATGCAGAGAAAGATGAAATAAGTTTTATATGCTTACTAAAGCAATCTTTTTAAAGTTGATCTTTGAGATGCAATGTGTAGCAAAGTTTAAATATACTTATGGAGGAATTTTAAATGGCTACTCGACTTGTTATATCAGTAGAATTTTCAAAAGGTAAAACAGAAGAATTACAGCTCTATGCTAGACTAAAAGAATTTTCAGCACCAGGAGCTACTATTAAAGATATCCTAAAAGGAAATTTACCTTTATCAATATTAAATTCTCAGGAGGATGATTGTAATGAATAAAATGAATTTCAAAACTTTTTTAGAACTTTTACCAAATTCAGAGGATTATTTTAAAACAACATTCGAAAAGATCAATAGTGAAAAGGAAATCGAAGAAAAAGTTAACAGAGAAACCGAAAGCTTAGAGGATTACAATGAAACTTATATGAGAATAGCTAAAGAAGTTATTGGAAATAAGAAAAGAGAAAGAATGGCTGAAAGTTTAGAGTGCTTTGCAGATGCTTTAGGATTAGAAATTAGCAGTATATATTCTAGTGACTATAAGAAAGTAGACTTTAAAATCAAAGAATTTGATAACAATATAAGTTTAGATGAAATTGATAGTGATGAAATATATAAAGAGTTGGATAAAATCTTTACTAATATTTTTAATAAAGGTAAATTAACATTCCCAAACTTGTTAACCAATAGATTTTTTGATAACTACTTACTAAAACCTTTAAGTGACGTTCTATATCTTTATGAGTTTAGAAGAGAATCTGTTGAGAACTTAACCTTTGAAAATGTAATAACTCTTATTTTAAGAGAATATTTTAAAAGTTTTATATCAGAGATTAGATTTTATTCAGTATAATGTTTGAGTTGAGTTAATAATAGTTTTAAATAATAAGGTCAATTTTTAACTAATGAAAATTGACCTAGTTAACTCACTATGTATATTTTTGAAGGAACTATACATTGGAGGAATTAGTAATGTTGGAAATTAGTATTACAAGTAATTATCAAACTTCCTATAAGTATGAGCATAAAAAAAGTAATAAAAAAAAGTTTAATAGCATGTTTTTATTACCTACACTTTTAAATTTAGGGAATGATACTATAGAAAAGACAACAGAAGTGGTTGAACAGGTACAAGAAATTGATAAAGGTGTTTTAGAAACTATAGCTGAATTTTGTACAACTACTACAAAATTTATTAAAGATACGATCTGGTGTTTTCAGAATCCAATTAACGTTCTTGTAATCATTCTAGAATGGATGGCTCCATTAATGTTTACATTTGCAACCATTGTACCAATAATAGGACTAACTTGTTTAGTCTGTAAAACTCCTAAGTTAGCATTTTGGAGTACTAAAGAGCTAATAGTTAGTCCTTTTATAATCTACATTATATATATAGTAACTACATTGGCTTTAAAATCAATTATTTAAAATAAAAATCTTACAATTTCATATCCAACACCAGCAGCTAAACCTACTAGTAAATCAACTAAACCAAATCCTAGCATTATAATCACCTCACTTGAATTTTAGTATGTATTTTAGTGTGTGTAGTTTAATTAGGATTTATGCATATTAGAAATAATTTGGAGGTTTAATATGGAAATCAGTATTATTAAGAACCATAAGACTGTTTATAAATATAGTTCAAAGGAAAAGAAAAATCTAAATAATTTTGCAGGAAAGGTACTTAAAGATAAAAAATTAAGAACATATGTATGTTTAACATTAGCTAGTACAGCTATAATAACTGGTTTTACTGTTAAAGAAGTTTTATATCCAACATTAGCTACATGCAATGCTACGCTTGGTGGAGCAACAACAACGATTAGAAATGTAATGGATGAAGTTGTCAGCTTTGCTAAAGTTGTTCTAATAGGTATGGTTGTATTTAATACAATTTTGGGAGTGGGCCAAACAATTTGGAAGAGAGCTGGCGCTAACCTTTCTTACGAAGAGATATTTGGCATATTAATAAAAAACCTAGCAATACTTACATGCGGGTTAGCAGTTGATAAGATTTGCTGGTGGCTATACTCAATGCTAAAGTAGGAGGTTGAATATAGCATGAAAAAGATTGTTAGGTTTAATAAAAGAGATTATATATACTTACAAGTTACTCCAATAATAGGTCTAAGAAACTATAATAATAAAGATTTAGCAGCTAATATAAATAGATCTATTTTAAGTTTGTCAAAGTTGGAGAAAGTATACAATGATGAGACTGATAAATTTGACCATTTAAAAATAAATGGATTTGCAAATATTAGCTATATATTGAGACTTTCTAAAAAAGATACTAGATTTATTTTTAAAGTTCCTGAGGAAATTTCTAAACAATTTGCAAGCAAACTTCAAGAAACCTTTAAAGACTCTCTTATTACAGAAGTTGAGTTTAAAGAAAAAGACCTAAAGTTTAAAAAATGGTTAGCTTACAAAAATGAAGATCCATTAAGCTTGCATGTAGATAGCAGGCAACAAGAACTTATTAATAATCTCATTGAAAATATAGAGATGCTAGATGAAAGTGAATTTATAGAAGTTAAATTAGACTTTTTTAAAATTGGCAGGGTAGGGAAAATCCAATTTCAAGATTATATTAAATGTACGGAAAAAAAAATAAAAAATAGAGAAAGTGTTAGGATGTCGGATGGCATCGTTGCTGGAATCAGCGGAGCATTGCTAAACACGGGGAAAGAAATGGTTAATGCTCTACTAATGACTAAGAAAGATAGTGTTAATAAGTTTACGGAAATAGCTTATGCATTAACTAACCAGGAAGAATTTAAGCTTACTAAAGCTACTTTAGATAAGAAAAAGAGTGATGTTGTTAGGGTAGCTATACAAGTATCTAGTAGTAATAAAAAAGCTTTAGAAAGTACTATAAGCTCATTTACATTATTGGATGAAGATAATGCTTTAGTACCTAAAAAGAATTTTAGAGACAATATAATGAGCGTTCAAGAAGCTGGACAATTAATTCAACTATGTGGCAACTCTGAGCTTATGGATAAATACAATATAGACTACCTAAAGCATAAAGAAATAAAAGTGCCTGCTGAAATATTGAAAGGTAGTATACCTATTGGTACATGTTCTTATAGAAATAGCAAACAAAATATTTATCTTTCTGATGACGGATCTAATAAATTTTTACCTACTGTTTATACTGGACCTACTAGAAGTGGTAAAACAACTCTTATACAAAACACTATATATAATGCTATAAAAAATGGAGATAGTGTAATATTCTTTGACTTTATAGAAACTTGCAGAGCAAGTAATGAAATCTTAGAAGTAATTCCTAAAGAAAAAGTAACAATAATAAACCTGGCCCAAAAAGTTGAAGGGCTTGATTTTAATGAAATAAAAATGAGTGAAAATCTAGAACCTAAGCAAAAATATAAAATGTTAAAATTAAAATCGAATGGAATACTCGCTTTGGTAGACTCCTGCAATTTGACAAATGATGAAGAACTTAAGAGTCAAATGAGGAAAATATTAATGAGTATTACTTTAATTGCTATGTCTCAAGATAAAACTTTCAAGGTAGCGATTGATGCTTTACAGGACCATATCTTAAGAAAGAAACTTATAAATGATATTCCAGAAGATTTAAAACCTTATTTAAATGACAGTGTCTATAATATAAAAGCTTTAGATGAGAAAAGTAAAAGTAATGGAGCTATAACTGGCACTAAAACACACCTGGTTAATTCTATACTAAATAGACTTTATTCTTTGCAAATGAATGAATCACTTGAAGAAATGCTTAATACAGATAGCAAAAATAATGTGAATTTAATAGATGAGATGCAAAAGGGTAAGTTTATAGTAATCCAAATACCAGATTCTATAGCTAGTACAAATCCAGAAAAAGATATTATATGCAGCTATTATTTTAATAAAGTTTGGTTCGCCCTACAACAAAGAGCAGAGATAATGGATGATTCTAAAAAGAAAAGATTACTATTAATAGTTGATGAGATCTATCAGCTTGAAAATACTGAAATTCTATTTAAGCAAAGAATAAATCAGATTGCTAAATATTATTGTAAGTTTATAGTTAGTTGCCATGGTATAAGTCAAATAAGTAATCTAAAGAAAGAATTATTAACAGCTGATGCTAGTTATGTACTAATTTCTGGTACAGATGAAAGTTGTCTTAAAGACTTAGGGACAAGATTTAAAGATTATACAGCACAAGATTTAGACAATCTTAAACAATACCATGCTTTGTGCAGCATAAAGACAAGATCCAACGGATATGTACAATGCATAACAAAGTTACCGCCTTCATTAAAAAAATAGAATGAATTTTAATGAAATATGGAACATTCTCCACTGTGAGGCATATAATGGCATTACGAGTAATGCTTAAGGGCGCGAGCCATAGGCTTTAATAAAAGACTTTAAAACAAGTAATAATTAGTTATAAAAGAAACATAAACCATTAAAATTTTAAAAAAATATAGAGGTGATTTATATGGAAAAATATTTAATCGACATTACAAATAAAGTTGAAAAATACGTTGGGGATGAACTTGGAAACTTATTAGAATATATATTAAATAGTGATATATTTTTTGGCAGAATAAGGTCTCACATTATATGCTACGAAAATAATAAATGGTATGGAATGTTAGAGATCACTAGCAAAACTGATTTAGAAAATATAAAAAATAAAACTTTGCTTAATAGCAAAATAGTAAGAGTAGAGCCATTCTCTAAGAGAGCATATAAAATAAATATAGAGAAAAACTATGAGCAAGAAAAGTTTCTTAAAGAAATAGGTCTTTATTAAATAAAATAATTGAATTTCAAATTAATGTATGTTACTATTATTACAGTAAATTTATAAAAATTCATTTAGCATATGAATGTTTTTTTAAAAGTGAGTGTTGCAGCGCTCACTTTTTTATTTTAATAAATATATTCTTTTATACTGAAACTGGATAATAAAAAAAGCTGAGGTTGTTACTCAGCTTTTTTTATTATTAACTTCGCCAAATTATTCTTTGTGGAAGTAATTTCTTACCAACTTCGCTAAATGATTTTTTAACGAAGTTGTTTTATGTAATAAAAAATAGCTGAAAGCCTGCAATACCAACGCTTTCAGCTTTCGGTGGTTATAAAAACGCTCTGATCAGAGCTGAAAAAACTAAAAAATAAGTGTTTTTATTAACAGAATATTAATAATTAAGGTTATTTTTTACAATACAACTTGATCTTTGTAATAAATGCAGGCCTTACACTTATCTTTGCACGGAACATCAAGTAGCAATG